AGTCATTTACTTCTCTCCTTCCGCGTCACTAACGATTTCAGTCCACTTACAGTAACCCTTTAGCAGCTTTATCACTGCCATGAAGTAGGCTTTCAGGCTACTTTTTCGGCAAAAAAAATCGCTTCTCGCTCCGCCGGGTCGGTTATGCCAAGGAGTACGCACAGCGCCTTTATCTCTGACGCCTTAAACTCAACGCGGTTATTAATCTTTCTCGTAAGAGCAGCGGTTCCAATACCGAGTTTCTTGGCAATGAAGCCGTGGCGAAGGCCAGATTCCTGAATACGTTCTTTCAGCAGGGTAGTGTTAGTCATGGTATATTCTCCTTTCTATCGGTAGGCTTAGGGGCTACCAACCGCACTTGCAATTATAGCCCCAAAGCTTACTATTGTCAATACTTTTTCCGCACTTTGTGCCAAAAAGATTGACATAATGGCTACCGAGTAGTATCATATGTGCAGGAGGTGAGAAAATGTCAAATATAGGACAAAAGATTGCAGAGGCACGAACGAAGGCCGGGATGACCCAGCAAGAACTAGCAGAGCGTTCAGGTTACAAAACCAAGTCGGCTATAAATAAGATAGAACTAGGGCTCCGCGATTTGCCGCAAAAAAAGATAGCAGCAATCGCGCAAGCACTCGGCGTGACGCCCGGATATTTGATGGGATGGGATGAGGAGCCGGAGGAAATGGGTACAATTGCGGCGAGCGTTATCAAGGACGTTAACCTCCTCAATTTGGTAAGGGCCTACCTGAAGATGAGCGAGACGGATCAGCGCACGTTGTGCGCTTTGGCAACGTCACTTGCCGAAAAGCAAAAAGACTGAACGCGCAGGCGTTCAGTCTGGTGGTATCGATTATTCAGTCGCTGCTTTTGTAGAGTTAAGCGTTTGTATAAACGATAACATCAGTCGGAGGTGGTACTCGTCCATGTTCGCTATGTATTGCATAATCTCAGTTTTGATGCGGTCTGCTTCCATCTTGCTTGGTCGCCTCCTCCTAAATGTGGCCGAACGCCGTTAAAGGTGTCTTTAACGGTGTCTTGTCAGAAAATATTGTAGAGTGGAACGAGTTTGAAATCAATGGTAATCGTTGCCACGATGCCACACTATTTTATATGCGAGCAGCCGCACAATTATGCTACACGAAAGGAGGCGATGCCCGCAAAGTACAGCGGCAACGCCGATACAATAACATCATAAGGACGTGAATCAAGTGACAGCATTAGAACAAAACAGCGCGGTTGAATCGGCGCTGCACCCACAGATGGACAAATACGCCATCTATCTGCGTAAAAGCCGCGCCGATGCGGAGGCTGAGAAGCTGGGCGAGGGTGAAACGCTTGCCCGGCACAAAAAAATCCTGACCGAGCTGGCGGCCCGGAAAGGATTGTATGTCGAGAAGATATACCATGAGATTGTGTCCGGTGAGACCATCGAGGCGCGCCCGGAGATACAAAAGCTAATGGCCGATTGCTACGCGGGCAAGTATCGCGGCATAATTATAGTCGAAGTAACCCGCCTATCGCGCGGTAGCCAAGGCGACGCGCAGAAGATCATGGATTGTCTGAAATTTGCGAATCGCAACAATGGGCTGCTGGTAATCACGCCGACGAAGGTTTACGACGTTGCGCACAATCCGGACGACGAGGAGTACATGGAGTTCGAGCTGTTCATGTCAAGGCGCGAGTACAAAATGATTAAGCGCCGCATGGATCGTGGCCGGACGCAAGCAGTCGTCGAAGGCAACTACATGGGCTCATATCGGCCATACGGCTATGACATCCTCAAGACGCGGACCAGTCGCACGCTTGTGCCTAACGCTGAGGAAGCGCCCATCGTTAAGCAAATATATGAGTGGAGTGCTGAAAAAGGCTGGTCCGCCGGGAAGATTGCGCGAACGCTAACCACGATGGCAGTGCCCACCTACACAGGCGACCCCGAATGGTCAACAGCGACCGTCAAGACCATATTGACCAACCCAACATATAGCGGGAAGGTACGCTGGAATGACAGGATGACGGTCAAATCAATGGTCAATGGCGAACTGGTCTCCAGCCGCCCGCGCTCGTGTCATACGGACCATTATATGTTATACGAAGGAAAGCATGAGGCGCTTGTCAGCGAGGAAACTTACAGAGCCGCCTCCAGACGCTATTATAGCGACCGGACAAAGGCCAACTTCAAGTTGAAAAACCCGTTAGCCGGGCTGCTTAGGTGCCAAGCTTGCGGTAAGATGATGATGCACCAGAGTTACAAAGGCAGATCGACGCCGCCTCGCTTTAACCATCGGCAGTCTACTGTCTGCAAGGTCAAGTCAGCCACAGTAGAGGACGTAATGAAAGCACTCATTCATGCGCTCAAGCTCTATATTGAGGACTTCGAGCTCAAGATTGACAACCTGCCCGATGTGGACGAGAACTCAATTCTCTCCCAGCTCAACGCACTGGAAGCCGAGCAGCGTAAGGTCGAGAAGAAGCTGGCCAAGGCGTTTGATGATTACGAGGAAGGCATCTACACGGCAAACGAGTTTGTGGCTCGTAAAGCAAAGCACACGGCCCGGCTCGACGCCATTAAGGCACAGATGGAATCGTTGGAAGTAAGTATTCCTGAAAAAGAGGAATACCAAGAGAAAATTATGCTGCTCTCGGAAGCGCTGGATTCCCTGCTTGACGACGCACTCGACGCGGACGTCAAAAACGAGTATCTCAAGCGCATCATTGACCACATCGATTTCAGCCGCGAGAACAACGCCGAGTTTATATTAGACGTCTATCTCAAGTGAGATGGGCGCATGGTCGGAGCCGAGTATGTCAGTGTGAATTTCGGCTGATCTGATGCACTCTCGCGCGAAATCGGACACGAGGAAGTAGTCCAGACGCCAGCCGATATTCCGAGCCCTTGCACCCGCTCGATAGCTCCACCAGCTATACTTCGCTTCATCGGGGTGCAGGTCGCGGAACGTGTCGGTATACCCTGCCTCCAGCAGGGTGGCGAACTTGCTACGCTCCTCATCGGTAAATCCGGCGTTTCCTCGATTGGCATCCGGGTTACGCAAATCAAGCGCGGTTGCTGCAACATTAAGGTCGCCACAAACTATGATGGGCTTTTTTGAGGTCGATGTATATGATGGATGGGCGTCTTTTATAGCGCCACCATGATATATACGCCGCGGAAAGCCCTCAAGGAGGAAGATACACTTGAGGATTATATGGAAAGACAGCGAACCCAAGACCAAGGTCTGGCAAGAGTTCGTTTACCGTGGGCGAAAAGTCACCGGTTACGCCAACGGCTCAGTGGTAGGCTGGGTAACAGACCTGCCGGGAGACACTAACGTCTACTTCCCGCGCGAGTGCGCGTTTAACGCGATAGACATCGCGCTGGGCGGGAAAACAAGGAAAGCCAATCCGAAGCGGCACGCGCTCGGAGTAAAAACAATCGGCACAGTGCCCGGAAAGGACGTGCACATATGCGGATAGTTTGGAAAGACAGTGCGGTGCCCGAAACTTATAGGAAAATTAAGTACCGCGGCCACTACCTAACCGGCACGCCGTATGGCTGGGAAATATCAATCCCCGGCGACGATAACCTGTACGCAAACCACTACTGCGCACAGAACGCCATCGACAAGCACCTCGGCGGGACTGCCATCAGGGGCGAGTGCAGCGCCAAGCGTAAGCGCTACGGCATTCAGATCGTCGGCAAAAAAGGTGGTGAGCCAGCATGAAGAAGAGCGGCAAGCGTCAGCAACTCAAGCGGATGACGGTTCGCGAAAAGCTGGAACTCATGAAGCAAATCGAGCAGCGCAATGAGGAACGCCGCAAGGCCTTCCGTCGCCAGCAGACTAAAAAGTGAAGAACGGAGCCCCCGAATGCCGGGGGCTCTTTTTTATGGTACCCAGTCCGCCATCACGGGGCTGATTGAGCATGTACCATAAAGTATTTCCATCACCATGCCCTCGTCTAACCGCACCATCGCACTATCTCCAACCCTTAGCGTGCTTTGCGCCAGACGATAGGACGCATTGGATGAACGGCTCTCGTCGTATGTATTATAATCATCCAACGTCTCAAACGTGTTTATATACAACGTCTCCTGCTGCCCGGCCTCCGTGCACGTAAGCATATACATGCCGGGCTTAATACTTGTTCCCGCGACATAAAGCCCATCGCAGATGATCGACGGCACGCTACCATTCTTAGCGATTATGGCCGCTTCCACAGCCTCATGCAGCTCCAGCAGCTCTTCAAGGCTCATTGCCTCAAGGTCAATGTCAATGGCAGCGGCCTCTCCGTCCGCGTAAACAGGCGCAGCAACACAAACCGCAAGCAGGCATACCAGCAACGCCGAGATAAGCTTCCTCATCTGTGACCCCTCCTAAAATATGATTTTGAGCTATTCGACACACTTCCTCCTTTTTCCTGCCGGGCACAAAAAAAGCTGGAGGATTATCCTCCAGCTCGTTGATCCCGCTCCATAGTCTCTGCTATGGCCCGCGCAATGAATCCATTGACTGATTCTCCGCATTCATCCGCGTGCTTCTTAATGACGTCCTTGTGCCCCTTGGGGACGGTTAAGTTAATCCGGTCATATGCCTTTTCGTTCCACTTGTTCTTGGACGCCGCGCTTGCTCTACCGCCCATAAGTACCCCTCCTTCGTTACTATTGCCAGTATAGCACCCTTTTCTATACTTGCGCAAGTAAGCATATTGCACAAGTAAGCACATGGATGATTAGTCATTTCGCCAATTGCTTACTTGCGCAAGTAAGCGTATAATAAGCACATAAGCAAGGGGCAAACAAAATAAGGAGGAACAAAACAATGATGATGCGTGAGTTTGAAGAAATGACTGGTATTTACCCGACCGCAACGATGTACAAGGCGATTGAGGCCGCCTACATGGAGTTCGACGGCGACAAGAAAGCATTCTGCGAGGCTTACAAGCAAAACAAGAATGGCATAGCCCAGAAGATTCAGCGGAATGGAATGATGAATGAGGTGAGAAAGACCGAGGAGCTTGAGAATCATATAAAGTCGCTGAAGAAGGATATTCTGATGCAGCAAGAGCAAATCAAGCGGTTGGAAGAAAAGCTCGAACGCGAGCAGGGTTGGAAGCCGTATGAGGACGAGCACAACGTAAAGCAGGCCGACTACGAGCAACTGGCCTCCGCCTCCTTCACCGAGGAGCTGAGCGATGAGGAAGCGGCGGACATGATTGCAAGCGACTTCGGATTCGACAGGAGCAAGATAGTGATAGTCCACGAGGTTCCCAAGTACGAGATAAACCGCAGCAGGGCGCTGCGCAAGGTCGGCACCTACGAGCGCAAGGCTCTGTACAACGCCACCGACTGGAACTACATCCTGTTCAACATCCGTGGTAACTGCACGATGGGTTACGAGATGCACAACGGCGAACTTCGGATGTACTGGGGCTGATGAGTATCAGCCCTCCCGGCCGGGCGATAGACCGGGAGAAAGGTAGGAACGTTATGGCGGCATTGGAGGAAGTATGCAGGAGAAATAAGTACGAAATCGAGTGCGGTATTGCATGGGTAGCAATCTGGCGCGATGGCCGTTCTTGGAATGCAGAAGCCTTCTGGGCAGAAGATGGGGACTATGGTGAAGGCTACCGCTTTGAAGCGGAGGACATGCAGAGAATGCAGGAAATCGTCAAGGAAGATTGCTGTGCTGTCATGCTCAACGGCTATTATTCTAACTGCGGAACGGTGGAAGGCGAAACAGTCCCGCTTGCGCAGATTGTATCCGGCGTTGAATGGAATTATTACAACCGCTTCAATCAGCTTTTCGCCTTTTTCGACGACATGGTTATAAAGGAGAACTGATCGGCGGGAGGCGCAAACCTCCCGCCCACTTCCAATTAACATTACAGATATTGACTTTTTTACTTTTTAATGGTAAAATATAGACATGGAATCAAACAAAAATAATACGGAGGAGAACGGATATGGCTTGGTACACGATTAATCATTGCTGCGGACACACTTCCGAGGTTCAGCTCTACGGCCCCGGAAAAAATCGCGAATGGCGCATCAGTCAGATGGAGCAGGAACTCTGCCCCGAGTGTCAGGCGGCAGAATATGCGCGTAAGAGCGCTGAAGCTGCTGAAAAGGCCAAGGAAATGGAACTGCCGCAGCTCACCGGCAGCAAGAAACAAATTGCGTGGGCAGAGACGATACGCATGGATTTTGTAAAGGAATATGAGGAGGAGCACGTTAATGACATTATTAACGTGAATGTTGCGCCCCGCAAGTGGGAAAATCATTCTGTTTCCGAGTATGTAGAAGACGTACTAAAGCAGACCAGCGCTGAATGGTGGATAGATAAGCGCGGGCGGCTTTGGGACAGCTTCAGCGTCAGGTCTGCAATGGAGAGCCTTGCGGACAAAGCGGCGGAAGCTGCGCCACAGGCGACGCAAGAAGAAATGATGCTCCGCCCCGATGAGCAGACGCAGGGCGACATTATTACGATTACGTCCGATGATCGTAATGTTATCGCGCAGTGCGAACGCCGCAACGATAATTTTAAAAATGTGGTGTCCGCGCTCAAGTATAAGCGTGATATTATGGAAAACCATAATATCTGGGTGCTGCCAATAAATGCCACTACAGGTAGCGCGGCTGACCGCATGGCCGAGCTTGGTTCCAAGCTACTGGCCGCCGGGTTTCCGCTCTATGTGGCGGACAGTGCCGTCCGTAGTAAAATCATAGCGGGCGATTATGAGCCGATGTATCAGCGTTGGGTCGCTCGTGACGGTGACATGCTTGCCATCCGTTGGGAGCACGGCAATGACAATATATATAATGCTGCCAAGTCGCTTCCTGCTGCGCGTTGGGACAGGGACTTGCAGGCTATTGTAGTTAGCCCTAAATACTATAAGCGCTTGGGCGATTTTATCAGCGCTTACGGCTTTAGGGTCACTCCTAAGGCTCAAGCGCTCATGGATATGTGGCAAGAGCAAGAGCGGCAAGCCCTGCTTGTTAAGCCTACCGTCAAGAATGCCGAGGCAAAAGGAAATGGCATTAGCGACGTGCTCAACAGTAGCCGTGAAGTGTTGCCCGAACTGATGGACGATGATACTTAAAACCCAGCTTATGGCGCATCAGGCGGCAGGCGTTGAAAAGCTCCTGCCCCTGAAAATCGGCGCCTTATATATGGAAATGGGCACGGGCAAGACGAGAACCGCGCTGGAGATTGTCTACCGTCGTGCCAACATGGGCAAGCTTGACCGCGTTATCTGGCTTTGCCCATGCAGTGTACAGAGTAGCCTCATGGCAGACCTTGACAATCACTCAGACGGCTGGAGAGAGATTATACAGGTGCATGGCATAGAGAGCCTGTCCTCCAGCGTGAGGCTGTACAGCGAGCTGCTGGAGGCCGTAACAAATAAGACGATGCTTATCGTTGACGAGAGCAATCTCGTCAAGAACGGGCGGGCTATACGATCTCGGCGCATAGTCGCGCTGGCCGAATCATGTAAGTATCGAATGATACTTAACGGCACGCCCATCAGTCGCAACGAGACAGACCTGTTTAATCAATGGTACATCCTTGACTGGCGTGTGCTGGGGTATCAGTCATACTACGCATTTGCCGCCAATCATGTTGAATATGATGAATATCATAGGCTGCGTCGCACACTTAATACGGATTATTTGGTCGAAAAGATAGCGCCGTACAGCTATCAGGTTAAGCGGGCGGATTGTTTTGAGCTGCCCGACAAAAAATACGATCATTGGCATTGGAGTATGACGGACGAACAGGAAGCCGAGTACACTCGTGTGGCCAATGTACTTATGATGGATGTGGACGAGCTGCATCCCAGCACTATCTACCGTATGTTTTCAGGCCTGCAAGCCGTTATAAGCGGACAGTATGTCGATGTGGATACTCTGCATTTTGTTACCAACCCCATGTTTGCTACAATCGACGACAACCCGCACATCGAGGAGCTGCGCCGCCGTCTGCCGACGTGCATAGGCGCGGAAAAAGCGATAATCTTCTGCAAATACTCTCATGAGATACGCGAGGTGATTGAGCTATTAGAACGCGAGTATGGCGCTGGCAGCGCGGTATCGATGTTTGGCGAGGACAATTTAAAGACACGTCAATCAAACATCGAGCGTTTCCGCACGTCAGCACAGTTCTTGGTGGCTAACAAGGGGTGCGCCGGATATGGGCTTAACCTTCAATTCTGCCACAATGTCATATACTACTCCAACGACTGGGACTATGCCACACGCATTCAGTCCGAGGACCGCGTGCACCGCCTCGGTCAGGCCGAGCAGGTGTATATCTACGATATGATATGCAACGATTCGCTGGATGTTAGAATCGTCGCGTGCCTTCAACGAAAGGAAATGCTGCTGGACAGCATCAAGGCCGAGCTTAAATCCGCTGGCGCGGAAGATCGGCAGGCGGCGCTCCGCAGCTTCGTGTTTGGTAAGCGCAAGAAAAGGGGAGCAATAAATGATGGAGAAAGTTTACGGGACACTGAATGTGTATGACGCTCTCCAAGAGCGTCTAAAGTACATATTCGATGAGTTCGACAACATATACGTTTCGTTCAGCGGCGGCAAGGATTCCGGGCTGCTGCTGAACTTGGTAATGAAGTACATGCGGGAACACAATATTACTCGCCGCATCGGACTAATGCACCAAGACTTTGAGGCGCAGTACACCGCCACCACCGAGTACGTGACCCGCATGTTCAACCGCTATGCGGACGGCATGGACGCCTACTGGATATGCTTGCCGATGGGCAGCAAGACCTCGTTGAGCAATTATGAGCTGTACTGGTACCCTTGGGACGATGACAAGCGCGACATATGGGTTCGCGAGATGCCACAGAACAAATGGGTTGTAAACCTGCAAAACAATCCGTTTGATTTCTATAAGCACAAAATGTTGCAGGAAGACCTATACAGGCAGTTCTCCCGCTGGTATCGCGACAAGAACGGCGGCGGGAAAACTGTTTCACTAATCGGTATGCGCTGCGATGAATCCCTCCACCGTTACAATGCGGTAATAAACAAAAAGTACGCCCACAAGGGCAAAAACTGGATAAGCCAGACTTATAAAAATGTCTGGACGGCCAGCCCGCTGTATGACTGGACCGTCGAGGACGTCTGGACGGCAACCGGCAAGTTTGGATTCGATTACAACCATCTGTACGATCTGATGTACAAAGCAGGCCTCAGCATTTCCCAGATGCGCGTCGCCAGCCCATTCAACGAGTGGGCGACGCAAGCGCTGAACATGTACCGCGTAATTGAACCGGCGGTATGGGCAAAGCTGGTAGGCCGCGTGCAGGGCGCGAATTTTGCCGCAATATACGGCAGTACAAAGGCGATGGGCTACCGCGAAGTGACCCTCCCGCCCGGCCACACTTGGCAGAGTTATACCATGTTCCTGCTGGACACCCTGCCGGAGGCCGTGCGCAACAACTACATGGAGAAGTTCAAATTCTCCATAAACTTCTGGCACAAGACCGGCGGTGGCTTCTCCGACGAAGTGATTGAGGATATTCGCTCGCACGGTTATCATATCCGCGAAAACGGAATCTCTAATTTCACCAAAGGCGGCAAAACGAAAATCGTCTTTGAAGGTGATATTCCGGACGATACCGACGACGTGAAAAGCACAATCGATATTCCGAGTTGGAAACGCATGTGCTACTGCATCCTGAAGAACGACCACCTTTGCCGGTTCATGGGCTTCGGCCCCAACAAGCGCCAGCAAGCGCAGATTAACGCCATAAAGGAAAAATATAAGATCATCATCCGAGGAGGAACGCCAGATGTATAAAAGCCCTGTATATGGTATACGCCCTGTACCAATTGAAAAGATACGTCCGAACGAATACAACCCCAACAGCGTGGCTCCGCCCGAAATGCGGCTGCTTTACGACAGCATTAAGGAGGATGGTTACACTATGCCGATTGTCTGCTACTATGACGCAGAATCGGACATGTACGACATAGTGGACGGCTTCCACCGATACCGCATCATGCTGGAGCATGACGACATCCGCGCCCGTGAAGGAGGCATGTTGCCGGTTTCCGTAATCGATAAGCCGCTGGATGAACGCATGGCCTCCACCATCCGCCACAACCGCGCCCGCGGCACACACGATGTTGACCTGATGGGCAACATAGTTGCCGAGCTGCATAACATAGGCCGCTCCGACGCATGGATTGCCAAGCGCCTCGGCATGGACGCCGACGAGGTGCTTAGGCTCAAGCAGATAACAGGTCTTGCCGAACTGTTCAAGGACAAAGACTTTTCCCGCTCATGGGACGTTATCGACACAAGCAATATCGACGATAAGGTAGAAACGTAATATGGGACTGCTAAAACCTCTAACGCTTGAGAATCTTAATCAAATAAAATCGGATGGCGGCCAATTCTGGTCCTATCCGACGCCGCCGTTTTTGTCGATGGAAATACACTGCCACGTCAACACGGCATGGGTCGAATGGAAAACAATCTATAAGTACCTCACGCGCGGATATTTCGATTTCCGTGCGGATACCTACAACCAGTCGTGGCGCGTATGGGCGCAGCAGCCCACGGACGATGAGCGAGATGCAGCGCCGTGGGATTTCTCCAGATGGGAGGTGGATTAATGGTATCGACAAAGGAGTATGCCGAGCGGACTGGTGTGCCGCAATATAAGGTTACTGAACAAATAGCCGTGGGGAGGCTGGTAGGCCGTCTCGTTGGCCGCACATATGTAATGCCTGACCCTGATCTTAGCACAGACCCAGATTGGGAGCGCCTGATTTCTGGCGAGCTTATAACCATCAACGAATATGCCGCCAACAATAGCGCGACGCCAACGGCAATCAAAATGCGCGTGAGAAACGGCAAGCTGCCCTCTCTGAAAATAGGTGGCGCAGTGCTGGTCGAGCGAGATGCAGATTTTTCGGATGACCGCATTTCTTCCGGCAGGTACATTGGCTGGAAGGACAAATAACAAATAAAAAAACGCGGAGCCGCACAATGCAGCCCCGCGTTTTCTCATTCTTCTTCGTCGCCCTCGTCATCCTCAAGCGTGCCCGTGTCCACCTCAGGCAGACCCGCCACCGATGTAAGCAGGCTCAGTATGCCCGCCAGTGTCGCGGCAGACGCTACCATCACCCAGTTGACGTCGCCCAGTACGGCGCTCGTTCCAATGGTCGCCGCAGCCGTCTGCGCTACCGTTTTAATCGCCCGGATTCCCGCGGCTTTGAACCACTTCTTTACATCCTTCATACGTTATTCCTCCTTCATCTGTCTGTCAGATATTCGTTCAGTTCGTCCCTTGCCTTTTTAAGGCTTGTCACGTCGTTGCCGGACAGCTCGTGATTGAGCTGCGCCAGCATAACGCGGCACATGACGGCCTGAAAACGCTCCGTATCTTCCTGCTTTTCTTCCAGCCGTTTCAGCCGTCGGTCGTCAGTGGCAAGGTTTTGCGAGTGTTTCCTGATCTCTTCTCTCATGTCCGCCTCCGGATGGAGTTTTTTCTTGAGTATTTCCCACGCCTTGGATAGTGCGACAACAGCCGTGGCAGCGGCCAGCACCCAGCCCCAGGCGTCCGATAGAGTTATTTGCTCCATACTTAGCCCTCCAACCTGCTGTATTTGCCCGATACCCATCCAAGGCGGCCATCATTCAACTTAATCTTATGCCATCCGTTGCTCGCCGTCTGGCCGCCGTAGGCAAACGTATCGCCGTCGGCCACCACGCCCAGCTTGCTCCCGCTGGTGTTCGGCTCCGAGCGCACCCAGCAGTTGCCGCCGACTATGCGCACCGTGCGCGGTGAGGTTACTGCGGAGTTGTCGTCCAGCGCCGCCAGCGCCTTTTTCAGCGCGGAATACGTCACCGGCCCGAAATCGCCGTCCGCCGTGCAGCCGTGGTCTTGCTGGAACGCAGTAACGGCCATCTCCGTTGCATCGCCAAAGTCGCCGTCAGCGCCCCAGCGTCCGCAGTTGTAGCCCAGACGGATGAGCGCCGATTGCAGCGCCTTCACGTCAGCGCCCTCGGAGCCGTTCTTGAGCACGCGGTCGCCGAGCTGCGGATCGCCCGCCGTCACATTGTCATAATCAAAATATTTAGTCATGAGACCCCAGCGGTTCCAACCACGCGCCGACAGCTTTGTCTTAACGACACCGTACATCACGCCGCGCGCTTCGATAACCCACCAGTCGCCGGTAGGTTTCGAGCCGTTGACAGGCTCGACCAGATAGCCCACGTGCGTAATGTAGCCCGCCTTAGCGGAGCGAATAAACACCGCCGCGCCCGGCACGCGGTATTGCGCCGGTATGGTGCCGCTGCCCTTGGTGCCGCACCAGTTCGCGTAATTGTAGCGCGCCTTCGTGTTGATGTTTACGCCGGTATAGTCTTCATAAATACCCTCGGCCATGCCGTTGCAGTCCCAGACGCGGGCCGCGTGCTCGCGCCAGTACAGCGCCTTTTCCTTCTGCTCGCCGCTGTACTGCGTGAACCACCAACTGTCCTTTGCCCAATTTTTCGGGTTCTGACCCTTGCTGCCCATGATATAGCCGTCTTTGCGCTTGAGCGCCGCTTTCAGCTCGGCAACGAATTTGCCAATCGGCATTCTTTTATCCGCCATTTATCTCACCTCGCAAAATGATAAGGGCGGCATCGCTGCCGCCCTTCGTCGTCTTAGAAACCGCATGTCCGCAAAGGTTACTCCGCGGCCAGCGTCCCGCCGTACTCAGCGGGCACAAGCTCCGGCATACCCGCATCGATAATCTCCTGTGCCACGCCCGGTTTAAGCAGGCGCGGAACCGCCTCAAACTCCATCTGACCCATGAGAACCTTTGACGCGAAAAGTACCTTAAGCATATCCATGATACCGTCCTTCCTGTGCCTTATGGCACAATATGTTATTACCAGCGCATTCAATGCGCCTGTAAGCAATTTACGCATATACGGTTTGCGCCAGTTCAATGACGCAGCCTTCCAGCATTTCAATCTGCTTTCCCGCCGCCGTGAGCTGGGCGCTCAACTGCTTGTTTTTCGTCTCCGCCGCCGCCAGACGCTCGCTCAGCGTCGGCGTGGGTTCCATCGGCTCAATGGGTTCAGGCACTTCGCTTGGTGCTTTAGTCCATACGCCATCCGCGTAGCCGTCGCCGATGCCGTACCCGTCAGCCGCTTCCAGTACGTCCGATGCGCCCGGCCAGACGCCTGCGCTTAGAAAATTGCGCGCGATTACCATGTCGTCGAATACGCACATGTTGATGCACTTGCCGTCCTTGATTACTGCTATGTTCACTGTTTCACCACCTTAGTATTCTATGATGCAGATTCCGGGGGCGCCGTTACCCCAACAGCCGCCACCGCCTGCGCCATAACCTAAACCACCTTTGCCGCCGCCATCGTAGCGACCGTCGGTTGCTAGTTTCAATGGCCCATATCCACCGCCGCCTCCCGAACCATTTTCCCCGCCGTCGCCGCCATCGCCGCCCATCCAGCCGCCGCCGCCACCACCGCGCGTTGCAGTGGAGCTATTTATTCCGTTATCATCGCCGCCATTTGCTAAGTAACCACCACCGCCGCCGTAGGCGCCTTTGCCAGCGTTACCGCCCCAACCACCGCCTGCACCATTGGTCGTAGCTTTTCCAAGATATTTAGCATATTGCGCGTCTTTATAAAAGATATATGCGTTAACGCCGTTTTCGCCTGCGGATGTTAACGTTACGCCCGGAGAAGCCTTAAATTCATCATTGCTTGACCCACCATATATTCCACCTCGACCGTGGTATACATATGATTGGTATCTGCCGCCGCCGCCGCCAGCTCCCCCATATTGCGCATCGCCAGCATAACAATATCTTGTATATCCTGTATCTTGATTCGTTTCGGAATCGAAAGCGTTGCCACGCCCGCCACCAGTGCCGCCGCTACCGCCAATGTAGTCATCGCCGTGCCCGCCACCGTCAGCACTGAGCAACTTGCCAAATGAAGTTTTGCCGCCACTGCTTCCATAAGTAGTACTGCCGGAACCGCCAGCGCCAATGGTAACAGTGTAAATGGTTCCCGGTGTAACAGCGAATACGCCAAAGTTCATATAACCGCCGCCTCCACCGCCGCCGCTGCCACCTGAACCGCCCCCGCCAAACACCTGCACGAAAATTTCTTTGACGTTTTCAGGCACAGTCCACGTCTGGCTTGTCGTTATCTCGACTTTCCTTTTGTACCCCTTCGTCGGTTCTCCGCCCGGAAAGGCATTGATTATTCCCATGTACTCACGTCCTTTTTATCCGAGTATAATAACGGCCACGGGCAAATCAACCGTGGGCGCGCTGCTTCCATCGCATGTTATTGTAATCGTTCCGGCCCCCTGTGCAGTTGCCGACATCGCCGCATCGCGCGCCGCCGCCCGCTGCTGCGCCGTCGCGCCGCTTGCCAGACCTACGATGATATTGTTGCTGGCCGTAACGCCTGTAACGTTTACCGTCTGCGTATAAGGCCCAGAAGGCCCCGCACCAGTCCAGCCCGCAGCCGTGGCCGTTACTGTCACGGCCACACTCTTGACCGCCTTTTTGGCCAGCGCCGCAGTAATGCCCAGATTATCCAGCGCACCCGCGGCAGTTGCCGCCCCAGTGCCGCCGCTCTCGATGGGCACCGCGCCGTATAAGTCATCCGCGGACGTTTTCTGTATGTCCGGCTTCCAGTATTGGCCGTCGTACATCATCCGTATCGGCTTGTTTGCCGTGAAAAACGTCGTCAGATTGGGCGTCGTTGTCGCGGTCGTATTGAAACTGAGCTGGAGGCGCATCCCTTTCGCGCCCAGTCCGTTGACGTTGAGCGTCGGGGTAGTAGTGCTGCTGGTAACGTGCGGCACCATGATGAAGCTCACGCCCGCCGTCAGCGCCTTAATGCCGGGCACAGTAGCCACATAAGCGGTACTCGTGCCGGTCGTCGTGACAACCGGGTCAACCGCGTCCGCACTGGCCGCGCCTATGTCCGCCAGCACCTGCGCAGGCGTCTTTTCGGTCATAGCTCCCGTGCCGTTGCCCACAAGATAATTGCCCGCCGTGACCGACCCCTTGCCGGTGCCGCCCCGCTGCACGCTAAAAACGCCGCTCTCCACGTCGGAGGCAGCGTGCTTATGAGTAGACAGCTTGGTGCGTATCTCCGTCAGGCAGGCGCTCACGCCCGACCAGAACCAGTTGAAAAACGCCGCCGGAGGCTTGTATCCGGCAGTGAACCCGCCCGACTTTAGCGACGCGGGCGGCTCTGTTCCTTCTGCCGTCCATTCGGGTACGTCCTTTTCAAAGTTCATTTAATTACCTCCTTTCGGTTATACAGGCAGATTGCTGTCCGCGCCGTCGGCGATAAGGCCAAAGTAGCCGCCGATGGTCTGCTCCACGTCGCCGAAGCCCGCGTCCGCGTCGTAATCAGTGGCCGCAGTGCCGAACTCGAATGTGCCGGAAAAGCCCACGCTTTCCAGCCGCACGCCCGCAGGCATCAGCCGCCTGATAATCGCCATCGCGGTTGGCAGGTCGATGTTGCTGCCGTTCAGCACAGAGTAGGGCAGCGCATCGACGCGGACGGTGCACGGCGTTTCTTCCACCAGTACAATGTCCGTGGCCGATGCTCCATCGAGTGCCGACGCAATCGCATATACGATGCTGTTGTAGTCAGTCCCAGCCAGATTACGCAGTATCTTGGCGCGGATCAGCGTGCGGTACTGCTCATCCGTAGCCGCGCCGCGCTCCTGCCCAATCATCGCGCCGTACAGGTCCAGCGTGCTGCCGGTCGCCCGGTTTATGTCCAGACTGTCGTCCACGGCCTCCAGCGCCGCGCGCATGGTATCCGTTTCGCCTTTTTCAATGGCAAGCAGCTTGGCGTTGTTCGATTCCGCGTCCTTGCGGTATGCGTCCGGCAGATTGCGCGCAAGGTCGTCGCGGTCAAATCCGATAATCACGTCGTAACCACCTCCACGTCAACCGCTGCGCACACGGCCACGCCATAGGCAGGTACGGTAACGTTGGACGCAGAGTAGGTAGTGCCGCCATTTGTAGAGGCTGTGAGCGACGTTACCTCCGTCACGCCGGGAACGCTGTAAATCTGCCCGTACAGCGTCGATAGCACCAGCGAGGTGCCAATGCCCAGCCCGTCAATGTAGCCCGCCACAGCGGAGTATATGCGGCCTGCGCCGTCGCTGGGATAGGCCGAACTGGTCTTGATCTGCGCCTTGACGTGTATCTGTACATGAGGTGAGTACGAGAAGTGAACCGTCTGCGCGTTGCCGCTTGCGTCAGTTACCGTCACCGCCTTGTCGCCCACTGTCTTAATCCCGATTGGCCGCTTATCGAATATGGTCTGTCCGATTTCGTCCTCGTAGTCCTCGCCGCCCAGTATGTAGCACTCGAACGAGTGAGGAGGCCGCTCATCCGCGTCCGCCTTGTCTCCATCATTGACGACGACCGCCGCGAACAGCACCGTCGGTATTCGCAGCAGCGCCGCGCGAATGGCGTCTGCATTGCTGCTGGAGGCGCCCGCATATGCCGCTTGCAGCCGCTTGCGCAGTGCCGCGTCGCTCTCTGTGTCCGTGCCCGCTGAGACGCGCTCCACGCCCGCCACGGCGGTTATATTCGCGTCCGGATTAACTATCAGGTTTATCGCAGCGGCGCTTACATTGCCGATTACGCCCGCTTCCGTGCAGGCCGCATTTACCGTAACGGTGCCGCCCGCGCCTATGGTCGCTTCCTCGGTGGTGTAGTATTGTATACCCGTTTCCGTGCCGACGAGGAATCCGGGTTCGATTACTGTATCCGCCGCGCCGGTTATCTTCACGCTGTACACGGCTGATACCGCCGGATTGCGCGTCAGCCCGCCGAATACCAGCAGCCTGTCCAGCGATTGCCCCGTCGCCGTGTTGGGGAAGCGCGCATAATATACCGCCTCCAGTTCCTCCTCCGCAAGCGCTTGGTCGTATGCGTTTATGCGTATGAACTTGCCCAGCGGGGTAAGGTCGCTCGTGTCGATGTCCTCACCGAAAAGCTCCTTCGCCCGCTGGATTTTAGCATTAAGAATATCGTCATATGTCCTGCGCACAAAGCCGTTGTCCGTCAGTCCCATGTATAATCACCCCCGACTGTTTCCCCGCTGGAGGTCTGCGCTACGAAAGAAACCGTGGCCTTGCGCGCCTGCCGGTTTACCTCATAGGTAAAATCGACAATCGCAAACGTCTCATCGACCTGCCTCAGCCCGCGCTCGACCTCGAAGCGCACAAGCTCCTCGCTGGTGTGCTTGCCCAGCAGGTTGTTAAAGTCGATTCCCTGATTCCAATCGAAGAACCATTCGCCCAGATTGGTGCGCAGCACGGTCCATACTTTTTGTTGCAGCAGACTGTCACCGACGGCCATGCTTATTTCGCCGTTCTCAATCAGCACGTCGCCGTTTTCATCAAGTGCGAAGCCCTTCATGCCGCCACCTCCTATAAAATGCCCACGATAATGCTGTCCGATATGGTGTGCCGCCCGACCGGAGGCACAGCGTTGACCCCGCGCCGCGCGTCCGTAATGTCCCTGTCCGCGCACACGCATACAACCAGATCGCCCGCAGCCAGCGCGGAAGGTACAGCCACGGTTTCAGAGCGGGTAGCACCATCGGCTGATATGAGGTAGGTGATTGTCTTGCTCGTAAACTTCTTACATGCAATCGGCACGTTGGCAACGACGGCCTGCGTTTTGCCGGATGTGCTGCCGACTTCCTTTATCTTGCCCAGCGGCTGAACCGTCGCCGTGCTTCCATCCGTCGAAACCACCTTGCCGATGTACGCGCAGTGCAAGTCCAGCAGTTTGCGCTCAATCGCGGAATCGACAAACGTCATGCTGCCCATCAGCTCACCCCCTTAGTACATTTTGAACTTGGTAATGGCCTCATACGCGGAGAAGCGGTGCTCGCCGCTGCATACGCGATAAGTGCCGGAGGCGTCCACGCTCTTTAGTGCCACGATTGCGCCCGCACACATGCGGTGTTGCAGCAGCATTTCGACTTCGTAGCCGCTCACCGTTTCGGTAAAGTCCTCGGCGGTCACTTCCTCCTCAAAGGGACTGGGCGAGCCTATCAGGCCGGTGTCGCTGGAAACCGTGAAATTGATGTTGTCGCCGTTTTTGATGTAGCGCGCATAAATCTTGCCCTTGCTCACGTATACGGATATGCCGCACACCTTGGCATACCGGCTGATATTCTCCATCAGATCGCCGTCCACGGTCTGGGAATCCTTGTATGTGTAATCGCGCCGCGGGCTGAATACCGCCACGGGAATGCCGGTCTTGTCAATCAGCTTTTTGAGTATGTAGCTGGCCTTCGTCCCTTTGGCGAACGCGATGCTTTCCACGGTATGGTCCTTTATGTCGTCCATCGCGTTGATGCTCGTCACCTTGTCCGCGCCCTCGTGGACGGTCTTTATCTTGGATATAAAGCCGCTGAACAGCACGCCGGTGTCGCCCTTGTAGCCCGCCGAGATGGATATGGCCGCGCCTTTTTTAAGCTGCTTGAGCGTATTGTTGGACAGGTTGTATACCTTTATCTCAGCTTCGTTGGGCTCCATATCGTCGTCGAACGGCACGACAAACTCAATGTCCAGCGTTTCAGACGAGATGGAAACCTGCCCACTTTTTATAGTAGCCACGCTGCCGAATACGCCATCAGGCCGAATATCATACGGCGTGGTCCAGCTCTCAAACGCCTTTACCAGCGCCGAGCGCAGGTGGCTGTCCTGATTCCGCGTTACCATCTCTGACCTAGCCATTGTCCTCACCGCCGTTATCGATAATCAGCAGCACGGTTTTGCCCAGATTGTCAAACGTTACCGTATCGCTTTCGCCGGAGGGGTCTGTCGGTATGATGTCCACGGCGGGGAACAACTCCGGGTTGTAAACGTCTTGCCAGAGCCTTACACCATAAATGACAGGTTCCCCGGCGCAGATCAGCGCGCCGTCCTTGTACAGGTCCAACGTGAACAGGTCGGCGGTCGCGTTGTAATTCACTTTCAGCGTGAACAGCTCCCCGGCCAGCAGTATATCGCAGGTGTAGGGGAGCAGCTCTTTATTTATTTCAAGCGTGTCAGGTGTCTCCATTTGCTGCCTCCTTACTTTTTATAGCCCATAAGCAGCTTTCTGCCTATCTGGAGCGTTCGCGCGTCTCCCTTGCGCGAGAAGGCTTTCGGGTTATTATTGATAACCCAGCTTTCGGATTTGCCCAGGTATTTGTATTTTTTGTTCACAAGCGCCCAGACTGTATCACCCTTCTTGACGGTGTGATACACCGCCGAGCCGGAACCGCTGCTCACTTGCTGCGTGCCCGCGTTGGTCGTGCCGCTGGTGCTGGTCTGCGCGCAGCCCTCGATGTTTTTGAAATCAACCCAGCCGTACACCCTGCCGCCGTCGGTCGAAATCAGGTGGTAGTCATGCACGCCCCAGCTCCGGGTATTGATGATAGTTACCTTGCAGGTGCTCCGGCCGCGCGTGGCCGCCGCCTTTTTAGCGTCGGACGCAACGTATACCGGTCCGCCCTTGAAGATAACCTTCGAGCCTACCTTTATGCTTGCCGCGCTGAACGTGCTGCCGCTGGAGGCCTTTTTCGGCGCGTATGCGCTCCTTGCAATGCGCACCTGTTCCAGCTCCAGCGAGAAGTCCGCGCCGCCGCTGTTGGTGTTCGGATGGTCGGTGTTGAAGCTGCGAACCTGCATATTGCTGGCATTGTTCCGCCCCCGGTACGTTATAAGCGAGCCGCTGTCCTGCCAGCTTTTTATCTTGTCAATGACCTGCTGCGCCTTGGTGCCGCCGTAGTCCACTATTTTGCCCGACAGCGAGATCGTGAGGGCTTTAGGCTTGACCGTATCTGTAATGGGTATGCCGCTTTCAACGGGGTGGGAGGTGGCGTCCACCTCCCGCGAAGCTGATTCATCCGTAACATGCACGTACAATCCGTTGAGAATTGCCAAGTTTCATCACCTCCAGCCCCTTACGTTTCACGCACGAGGCGGTTTCGCCGCTCCATGCTTTCAAACGTTTCGTTTATCGATTCGCTTACCCACTGCTTAACCCTTCGGGCGAGCGAGCGGTCGTCGGTGCTGCCGCTTATCGTCAGGTTGAACACGGGCGCGACGCTGGTTTGCTCGCTGCTGCTCGAATTGTTGTACACGTTGCCCGCATCCGGGCTGTACGTGTCAAACGGCATCGACGCACTGCCCATGTGCTGCGCCGCCATCTGTATGGACGGGGTAGTGCTTTCCATGCCCTTTACAAGGCCCTGTCCAACATAGGAGCCTTTCTCAAACATGACCTTCGACGGCGAGTTGATTTGCATCTTGACGTCGAACGCCTTTTGTATCTTGCTGGCCATCGACTGAGCGGCAGTAACCAGCGAGGACAGCTTGCTCTCCATGCCTGCCTTGAGGCCGGACATCATATATGCACCTGCCGTCTGGAAGGCGCTGTACTTGTCGTTGCAGGTCTGCACCATGCTGCTGACAGCCGATGTAAGCGCCGTCTTGACGTTGGTAAAGCCGGTCTCGATGGTCGTAACCATATTGGACATCTGCGTGCCCAGCTCGCTGTCAATGCCCGACAGCGCGTCCGGCAGATCGCCCGCCTTGCCCACGGTCGTAAAGAAGCTGTCAAGGTTTTCGGTGTTCAGGCCGTTCACCGTATCGAAGAACGTTGCCGCATTGGTTGCGAAGGCAGAAAGCCCCGCGCCGAGTGATTCGAGCTTGCTCTGACCCCAGCCGAGGAAACCCTTGTCGGCAGACGATGCGTCAATGTTAATGGAGCCCAGTGTGTTGAACAGGTTCGATATTGGCGTAAAATCCGTTATGCCGCCCAAGTTGGCAAAGAACGTCGAAATGCTGGACGCTACACCGGGGAGCTGGCTTGCCACGTTGGAAAGGCCGGTCGAAGAATCGCCGCCGAACCACGAGCTTATACCGCCCTCTTTAGGCATTGCCGTTATTCCGCCCAGCGCCGTGAACAGCGACGATATAGGCGTAAAGTCGGTTATACCGCCCAGATTGGCAAAGAACGCGCCCACGCTTGTAGCAAGCCCCGGAAGCTGTGCGGCCACGTTTGCAAGACCCTCGGTGGAATCGCCCGCAAACCACGACATAAGCCCGCCTTCTTTTGGCAACGCGCTCACGCTGCCCAGCGTATTAAACAGGCTAGAGATAGGCGTAAAGTCCGCAATGCCCCCGAGGTTTGCAAAGAAGGTGGCGACGCTCGTTGCCAGCGTCGGCAAATTGGCCGCGATATTCGCCATGCCGGTTGTCGATTCGCCCGTGAACCAGCTAAATAGCCCGCCCTCTTGGGGCAATGCGCTCACGCCGCCCAGTACGGTGAACAAGGATGACAGCGGCGTAAAGTCGGTTATGTCGCCCAGGTTGGTCATGAACGAGGATATGCTGGTTGCCAGTGTCGGCAGGTTGGCCGCTATGTTGGCCATACCTGTGGTCGATTCCCCGGTAAACCAACTTAGCAATCCGCCTTCCTTAGGCAGCGCATTTACGCCCGCCAGTGCGTTGAACAGCAGCGTGATATTGGTGAACGCCGCCTCAGGTATTGCCGCCACAGTGGTAAAGAACCCCGCTGCATTGTCTGCAAACGCGGTAAGCTGTGTGCCCAGATCGGCATAGTTGACGCCGCCGGTAATAAAGCTCAATACCTTTTCGCCCGTCATGACCAGCACGAACCGGGAGAAGGCACCCAGAAAGTCGTTAAACCCGGTCAGATCAATGCCGGAGAATGAGGTGAATAGCGGCTGAATAGCCGTGCCGAAGGCCGCCAGATTCTCGCCTATGGCGGGCAAGGATTCGGATACGCCCTCGCCAAAGCCGCCTATGACCGCGCCCGCGCACTGGCCTATGATGTTGAATATGGTCTTGAGCGTTTCACCGCCCGACGAAATGAACTCGTTAAAGCCGTCTATCATCGAGAGCGCGCCGAACGCGGCTATAATGGCCGTCACGCCGCCCAGCGCCAGCGCGATGTTGGCAAGTCCCTCCAGCACCAGCGTAATCGGTATCGCACCTACAAGCCCCGCCAGCCCCGCCAGCGCCGAGCCTACGACGCCCACGGCCGCAATCACGATCAGCAGCTTTGCCACGGTTCGCAGGTCGGACAGCTCCGCGATATACGGCGCCACCCACATGAGCACCGCCGTCAGCGCTCCAAGCCCCACCATGATGATTGCAATGTTGGCAAGGCCCTTTGCTACCGTCGCAACGGGTATCTTGCCCACGATGCCGGCCAATTTCGCCAGCCCGGAGCCTATCAGCCCCAGCGCGGTGATAACCGCCAGCACCTTAACCAGCGACTTGACGTCCGTTAGCCTAGCCATATATGGCGCGACATACATCAGCGCCGCCGCCAGTATCGTAAGGCCGCCCAGTATTATGGCAAGGTTCGCCATACCCTTGAGTATGACGCTCATTTTCGTTTTGCCGAGCTTGGTAAACGTGCCGAGCAGCCCGCCGCTGCTGCCGCCGGTTCCCTTGCCGAGCACACCGCCCAGCAGACTGCCCAGACCTTTCAGCTTCTTGAGCAGCTTGAATGCGCCAATAAGGCCGATGACCACGGGGATTATCTTCTTGAGCTTATCCGCGTTTTTCGTGAATACCTTGTTCAGCTTGCCGAAAAAGGTTTCGACCTTCTTCATGCCCGGTATCTCGCCGAATGCGTCCTTGATGCCGTCCCACAGCTCGCGCAGGATAAACGGTATCTCGTCCACTATCGCGGATATGATGCTGGGCAATGCCTTAATAAGGCCCTTTACAAGCGCCGTCGCCGCCTTAATCAGCGGGGGAAGCAGCGAATCAATAATGCCGGGCAGCTCTTTTTCGAGAATCGGAGCCAGCGCCTCTATCAGATCGCCCATGCCCTCCAGCGCCTTGACGATAGCGGGCATGACGTTTTTTGCAAAGGTTTTCGCGGAATCCACGAGGTTGTCAATGCAGTCGTCGAAAGAATCACCGCCGACCACAAGGCTGACGAGCGTGTTGCTCCACGCCGCCTTCATCGAATTGAACGAACCGGAAATGGTCTTATCAGCTTCCTCAGCGGTCGTGCCGGTAATGCCCATTTCGTCCTGAATGACGTGAATGGCCTCGATTATGTCGGAGTAGTTCTTAATGTCAAACTTCTTGCCCGCCAGCTTGCCAGCGTCCTTTAGCAGGCGTTTCATTTCTTCCTGCGTGCCGCCGTAACCCAGCTTCAAGTTGTCGAGCATCGTATAGTTTTGCTTTGCAAACCCCTGATAGGCATCCTGAATGGACCCCATGTCCGTGCCCATCTTGTTTGCGTTGTCGGACATATCCGTTATAGCCATGTCCGCGTAATTCGCGGCCTTTACCGTGTCGCCGCCCAGACTGCTTATCAGGCTCGCGGAAAACGACGTAACGGTCTCCATGTAGTCATTGGCAGATAGTCCCGCAGTCTTGTAAGCCTGCGCCGCGTTTTTCTGCACTATTTCCGATGCCGAGCCGATTTTGCTGTAACTTTCCTCGATGGCCGCCCGCGTTTTCGGGCCGATAATTCCATCGACGGCAAGCCCGTTTGCCTTCTGGAACTCCTTAATGGCGCTGGTCGATTTGCTTATGGATTTGGTGTAGTCCTCTATGCTTTGACTGCCGCCGAACAATGTGTCCACGCCGCCGGTAAGCTGCTCATAGTCTGCATAGCTCTTTACGGCCATAGTAACCATTGTGCCAACGCCCGTGGCCGCCAGTGCCATAGCCTTTGCCACGGCCTTGCCCGCTGCTATGGCAACCTTGCCCAGCCCGCTGGCCAGCTTTTTAACACCGGACACGGCCTTGTTCATGCTGGTTTCACCCAGCTTTTTGAGCTTGCCATGCGCCTTCTGCGCCTCGGTGCTGGTTTCCTTGAGGCCGTCGGTGGTATCGTCAATGCCATCCGGCTTTATGCCCTTGACGCTGTCCTTCACATCGTCCAGACCGTCCGCCGCTTTTTTCGTGTCCTTGACCAGCTCGTCAAGGGCGTCGTCGCCTATGCCGCCGCTTACCGATTTCTTGAGGCCGTCAAGCTCGTCGGTCAGCTTGTTCAGGTCGCCCATATCGATGTCAAACCCGATTTTGACGACATCCTCACGAATTGTAGCCATTTAAGCGCCTCCTTTCCGCGGACAAAAAAAGAAGCGCTGGCATGGCGTCAGCGTTTCTTCTTGGCCGCGCGTTTTTCCGCCTCGATCTGCATGTCCAGCGCGTAGTTTGCCTCAGCCACGTCCTGCGGCGTCATCATAGGCCGCCCGAACACTGTCTTATAGTCAAATCCGCGGTCAGACAATACGAGGCGCCAGAGCGCCCAGTTACTTTTTGCCCTTTGTTTCAGTTGCGCCCTGCTCAGATGCTTCTCGAAATTCGCCCTGCATGACCTTGCGGGCGAAGGAAACGACCTCGTTGAACTCGTCCATGCTGTCGAAGTCGTCGGCAGTCAGGCCCTTCGGCTCAACGATGATGTTGTCGAAAAGATACTTGCTCAGCAGCTCAACGCTGGTATTGCTGGTTCCGTCAATGTAGCTGGCGTCAACCGCCTTAAGCGCCGTCGAAATGCCGGAGAACTGCGCCGTGTATTCCTTGCCGTTTATCGTCTTTTTGACCGTGTAGAATTTGTTTGCCATCTTCTTATCCTCCTAATTTTTGATAAAGAAAAGGGGAGCGGATCCCGCTCCCTAAGCCTGTCTGAATCGACCCCTTTTAGCCCGCGTCAATAGTCAGGTCGAAAATCTGGAACTCCAGCTCCATGTCCTCGGCCTCCGCGCCGCGGGAGAACTCGGGCATGGTTTTGAGGTTGGCCATAGTACCGCCTATGCGCTCGCCCAGCTTCTTGTTTACCGCCCACAGCGGGAACGGCTCAGTGCGCTTGGCAAGGCTAAGCAGGTACTTCTTTTGCGGGCTGGTAGGCTGAATGGTAATGGTCATGGTGCCGAGGCTGTTGTTGATCTGCGACTTTACAATGTCGCCCTGCGCGCCGACAGAAGGAGTGAAGAAATCCTCCTCCTTCTCGACGGAAATCATGTCCTCGCCCAGACCGGTAATGTAGGTGCCGTCCACGACGACCGAGGTGTCTTTGGCGTCATAGGTATAAACACTCATGCGTTTTTCCTCCCTTAAACGTTAATGCTGCCGGTAATCTCCACCTGATGTATGGCGCAGGCCAGCGCGAAGCTGAACTTGCCGCCCAGATACTTGCGGTTGGAGCGGTCGTCTGCCGTAGTGTCCGCACGCAGTGCGTAAGCCACGGTATAGGCGGGTGTACCGTCCTCGTTGGTATCAATCATGCCGTTGTTGTACGCGCCCTGTAGCACGTCAACGGCCACGCTTTCCAACATGGCAATGCCGTTGTTGTCGTAAGGCACTTTGGCCGCGCCGTTAAGCAGCTTCTGCGTCTTGTACGCGAGCTGCTGGACGATGTAGTCCTCGCTGTCGATGATGTCGATGTACTCGCCCCCGGCAACCTTGCCTTCGGAAGTAACGTTGTCGCCAGCTTTGGCGATGAACGTAATGCCGCCCTTGGCATGTATGGCGTTGATCTGGGCGTCGGTGAGCGCCTGCGCAGCCACACTGGTAAGGGTCATGTTCTTGTAAGTAAAGCTGCCCGCCTCGCGACCGCAGGATTCGCCTACGAGCGCGGCCACAGGCACCGGCACGCTGTCTGTCTTATCGCAGTAGAACAGTATCGTGCGGCGCAGGCCGGACACGGTAATGCTGGTGCTGTCGTCGGTCTCAAGACCCGCGAAGTACAGCTTGCCGTCCAGCCCCTCAACCGCCGTGCTGATTGCCGTCACAGTGCTGGCAGTGTCGCCATCGTTAAGCACGATGAGCTGCCTCCACTCTTTGGCGATAAGTATGTCGTCCGCTAGGGCAGTAGGCGCGTCCCCGGTTACGGCGCAGACCGCAACCGACTTCGGCGCGTGCTGCTGCGCGAACATGAGCTGCACCGCCTTGTATGTGTCGGTCGTGGCGGCAAAGCCCGCGGTTACGACCTCTGCCATGCTCGATACCTCGGTGTAGGCGACAGCAGCAGAGGCATTTTCGACGAGTATCAGCGGTATGCCAAAGCCCACCGAGCCCACGGGTTTGGACAGGTCAATGTTGACTTTTACGTCAAAAGCCATAGTCAATTCCTCCTTTGGGTCAATTCGTTTCTTCCCTTGTTATATCAGCCGTTTCGATATGGCCGTTTATGTCGGATATGCGCTCCGCCTCATCGTAGACGTAGAAGAACACGTCGAAGCCGTTCATGCGCTCATATTCGACGGTCAGTATGTTGTCACGGTTGGTTATGTCGGTCGTTGACTGTACGGTAAAGCCCTGATCGGACAGCGCCGCGCGGCCAGTATGCTCAAACCACTGCCGCGCCTTGACTGCCAGATTGACGCTCTCGTCCCAGTCCTTGGACAGAGCCGTTATGCTCCATATGCTGCGCACCAGCTTGCGGTCCGCGTCCTCATGCTCCTGCCACGAGCCGCCATTTTGCCCGGCGATGGTCGTCACGTTGTACGCCACGAAAGGGTAGGGCGGCCTCGGCGCGGTCTGATTGCCGCGTATGACAGGCACGCCGAGGTAGTCTTTAAGCCCCTTGGCAATGGCCGCGCGCATCTTGCTATACGGTATCAAAAGCGCTCACCCACCTTAGCATGTAACTGTATACGCCCGTAAACTCGGCGTTCTCCAGCTCGCTTTCAATCATGTACGTTTGCCCGCCATACTCCACCTTGGCACCCACAAGCGCCTCAGGGAGCTTCTTACGCATGAACAGCCGCCTGTCCTTGGCCGTGATTGCGCCCTCGGAGCGGAATACCTTGCTTTCCTTGAAGGCGATAATCGCGCCGGTGTATTCCGTGCGCGTTTCGGTGCCCTCTCGCCAGTCGCCGCTACTGTCATAAGCGCCGTCTGTGTGGGTTATCACGGTGAACGGATTGGCGAAATCTTCAATCAGGCTGTCAAAATCGAAATATTGTCTGCTCATTTCGCTTCCCTCCAGCTAATGCCGCCTATCATATCGCCGGTATCAACCAGCGGATTGCTTGAGCCTTTCTGCTCGACCGTAAACGGGTGATTGGGCGGGCTGTCCAGATCGCGCGCATAATCCTTTATCTTGCTCGCCAAATCCATACCCACGGCCTGCATACATCCGCGCGCCGTCATATGGCCTTTGGCGACTTCCGCCACCAGCAGCGCCGCCTTTTTCTTCACGTCGTCGATATTCTGGTCATAGCCGGTTCGCAGGAAGGAGCGCTCCGGAATGTGGATGTGCGTTGTGTTCTTGCTCAAATACAGACCGCGCGCGGCCAGATACTTGCGCATTTTCTTGGTGACGGGAATGTCGCAGCCATACTCGTGAATGGAAGCAAGCCATGCGTCCTCGCCCTTAAATACGCCGACTTCCACGCCCTCGCCACTGAGCGTTTCAAGCTCTTTGGTCATCTTGGGGAAGCCGTCTTTTTTCGTCGTATAGCTTGACCTCATATCATCACCACTTTTTCCGCGCAGGAAATACGCGCACCTGCGATTTGATGTAACCGCCCAGCAGCCCGTTTGCCAACTGCCATATGTTACCTGCAAATGAGCTGTCGCTGCCAAACGACATGCTCATGCCCTCAATGCTTTGGCTTACCAGCCCGCTCTTGCGCTTCATAACCTCGCTGTATTTCAGGATGAATATTTTCGCGCAGGCTGGCAGCGCGGCAATGGTCTCCGGATGCGCCTTGTCGAATTGCAGCGTGGTGTATTCGGCCAGCCAGTCAAGCGCAGCCTCAGCCCTCAGCGCGGCGATGGCGTCACCCTCCGCAATGGGTATGCCCGCCGAAATCAGTTCAGCCGCAGTCATTACGCCTCACCCTTTCCGCGTCCCTTCGTAGGCTTGCGCGGTTTTTCCTGCGCTTGCGCAGGTGCGGCTTTCTTCTCCACAATGGGAGTGTTCGGGGGATAGATTTTACCCCCGAACTTTACCGCGTGGTCATATGTCTTTGCCATTTAGCTCACTCCCGATGGGTTTTTTACTCCGAAACCACCTGTAGCGCATAGCATTCATCCATGCGCTCGAAGGACGGCAGTACAATCTCGGAAACGGTAGTCTTGGTGTTTACCGGGTCGTCGGTAATGGTCACGGCCACAGCCACGCCGGTATTGACGATGGACACGTTCGCGCCCGCCTTGCTGGACAGCGTGCGCTCCTCGGGCGTGGTGCCGTACCATGTGCGGCCCAGCGCGCCGTTAGGCAGCATCATGACGATGTTGTCCGGGTAGAAGCTCGCCTCGGTGCCGTCCTCCTTCTTGAACTTCTTGGTGTACGTAATAATGCGCACGTTCAGCTCCTCCTCCACGAAGGCCTGAACGCGGGCGGTGGTGTAGTTGACGTTGGCCGTCACGTTCTGCGCCAACACGCCGGAGCGCACCTTGGCGCTGTCCTTAATCAGCTTGAAGGTCGGCTTGGACATGAGCAGGATTTCCGGGCGGTTGCCGCTCTTGGCCTCCTGCGCGTCGAGCGCCGCTTCCAGATCGGCGAGCGGGTCACAGGTAGCGGAGGCGTTCCACATGTCTGCGGTGTCTTCGATGGACATGTAATGGTCAGCCTTCCAACTGCCGTCCGGGTCATAGTTGTATTTGTAGCTCACGTTGTTGGCCTGCACTTCAATGCCCATCTCGCCGCCGAGCGGGGCAAGGAGCTGCATTATCATGCGCTCAGGCACCACGTTCGCGCCGTCGATAAGTGTGCGTGCGTCGTCGAAAATGTTCTGCAAGACGGTCGCCGCATACGGGTCGTTGGAATCCTGTATGCGCATGATTTCCTGCTCATCCGCTTCCTTGACAAGCATGGATTCACGGAAGAACGCCATCTCGGTTTCCGAAATGGAAATGCCCACCCTGTCACGGAAGGTAGACTTCGCGTCAAAGTTGCTGGGCATCAGGGACACGGGTAGGCCCTTGTGGCCCTTAATCCATTTCAGGTCAAGACCGGCTTTCTTCTGGGACGGGAAGAAACCCGTGCCGAGGTAGGGGATGGCATTGCTCGCCACCTCGGTATAATTGGCCGCGATTGCCTGCGCGGTAAAGATGTCAGTAAGTTTCATTTCTCATTACCTCCTTAGGCCTTGTAAATGGCGTACAGCTTAACGTTGTCGTAAATGGCAAACGTGGCCGAGGCCGCATAGCTGGTGCCGGAGCCGTCCGCCGCCGTGTTCCACTTGTCAAACTGGGTAGTGCCGGTCGGATAAGTGGTTATCGTCGGCGCGGTCTTAACGGTCACTGTCGCGCCCGCGGAATAAGGCGAGCTGCCGTCAGTCACAGCCGTACCGGTCGCGCCGTTCAAATCATACGTTACGCTGTACTTCTGCGGCTGGGGCTTGCGGTGCTTGTCCATGAACACGATGCTCTTGAGCGCGGTAATGGCAGCGCTGGAGGGATTCGCCGGTAGCGCTTCCTGCTTGATAAAGCCGTGTATAACAATCGTGCCGTTGGGATTGTCGGCCTTTTTCACGTCGCTCAGCAGCACGCCAATAGCATTTGCGTCGTTCGAGGGAATGATAGTGCCCGCAGGCACAATGCCGCCATTGTCCGCAATGTCGCTGCAATCGTAGGGAATAGCGACATAATGGTCGTTGTAAAGAATCTCCTTAGGAGCCGTTACCGAGTTGCTGGTAAACTTCATTGCTTTCTACCTCCCAGATAGTAGTCAAGGGTAGTCTTAAAAGATTCGTTCGCTCTGGCCGCATTCTTGCCGAGCTGAACCGCAAGGCCGCTGGGCGTTTCGTCCTTATCGCCTGTGCCTGCCGCGTTGCCTACGCCGGGCGTGCGTCCATTGGCCTTGAAGGTCTTATCAACCTCGGCTTTGACAAAGCGCTGTACCAGCGAGCCGAATGCCTTCACGCGGTCGTTTATGCCGTCCTCGTCGTCGGCCAGCACGAACTCAACCAAATCGAGCGAGGCGGAGCTGCCGTCGTCAAGTCCGGCTTCCTTAATGGCCTTTATAGCGTACATGCGGTTCTCTTTGTCTTTAAGCGCCTTTTCGCGTTCGGCGAGAGCATCTTCACGCTCCTGCCGCTCCAACTCCGCAGCCTCATCCGCGGTCAGCTTTGACTTTTTCAGCGTTTCAAGCTGTTCGCGGAGCTTCTTGTTTTCGTTGCCGAGCTTGTTCGTTGCGCGGTCTACTGCGCGCTGTACCAGCTCATTAATGCTCGTTTCGTCATGAGAGCTTTCCTGCGGTTGGGTGTTTTCGGCTGCACCCCCGGTATTGGCCGCATTGTTCGCATTGTTCGTGGCAGACTGGTCAGTGCCAGTAGCACCCTGTTCAGCCGCCGTGATACCGCCCGTTGTTTCTTCTGGCATATTATAGCCTCCTTTTTGAGTTCCCGCCTTGGCGAGCCCACATATATATTGAGTTCGCAGTAAACGCGCCCACATTCAAGAGTTCACGCCCTGCGCCCACATACACAATTAAGCCCAACCAGAATTGCACTGGGGCTGTCTGCCGTGCGCCCAGCACGACAAGCAGAGCCGCTTTTACGGGCTGCGGCTTATAAAAAGGAGGGGCATCCGCGGGCCTGCTACCCGCGGAGAGCTGCCGGAGGGGCTCGAACCCTCAACCTGCCGATTACAAGACGGCTGCTCTACCATTTGAGCTATGGCAGCATATAAAAAGCACCATTTTCGTTAGGTCACGAAAATGATGCCTTAGTTGTTTACTTGGATTCGAGCGCCGCAACCCTTGCCGCAAGCGCGTCCAGAGAGGCTTTGCTTGCCGCGCCGAGGCTGGTCAGCGCGTCTGCTGCATTGTCAGCTCCAGTGCCGCCATTTACGACGGGGGTAACGCCGTACAAGTCCTGTGCAGATACGCAGGGCTTCTCCATCGCTTTCCAAACGCCCCCTGCATAAGTCGCATCGTACATCAGTAGAAGCGGCTTGCCCGCAGAGTAAAAGGTTGCGATGTTCGGCGTGGCGGCAGCGACGTTGTTGAAAGTGAGCGGTAGCCGAATGCCGTGCGCGCCCAACCCGTTCACGTTCAAAGTCGGGCTTGCCGACGCCGACATGCGCGCCGGGCTGATGGTGATTCTCATTCCGTGCTTTAGTTCCGTAACGCCCGGAACCGTCACGGTATAAGACACGCCATCCGACGACGCTGCCGTGTAAATGGCAGTCGCTCGCTGGCTGACGTTCCGCCAGAAGCGGCGCAGCCCTTCAAGGGTAATGAAGGTCATGCTTCATCCCTCCGATCAGGCGAAGATAGCGTCGATTTCAGCGTTCGTCGCGGCCTCAATGGCAACGGTGCCGCCCAGCGCGTCCCACGCATCGCCGGTCCATGCGTAATTGCCGCCGTCCGCCTCGACGTTATACACATCGCCTTCGGCAACGCCGGTAGTGGGCAGCGCGCTGACGGTTGCGACAGAGCCCTTGTACTTGTACACACCAGCAATGTCGGTTTTCTTGGCATAGTCGGCGGCGTCAGTCAACTGGGAAACCTTAGTGGGAATCGTGGGCTTGCCCGTCAGGTCGGCATATGCGTGAGAATGGGAAGCGGCCGCATACGTGCCGTTATGGTTGTGGTCGCCGTCCGCTTTGCCGTCCCACGCGGTCTTCTGAGCAGCGGTCACATGGACGTCGCTGTTATTGCTGTGGGTATAGGCCGCGTCGTAGTTGCCTTTCAGCGTCGCGGTCAGGTCATTGGTAGAAAGCCCCTTGCCAGTTACCTTGTCCACCTTGCCATTCAGCGCGGTGTCGATGTAATCCTTCGCCTTCGTCCAGAAACGGGTAAGACCGGTCAGATTGATGAGCTTACTCATGATGATAGCCTCCTATACCGTCAAATTTCATACACAGCCCGCAGAACAACGTCTGAGCGGACGCCTTGGTTGTTAGCCGCATGACCGACAATCTTGTTGTCGTGGACATAGATCATCTTGATAATCCGGCTTTCCGTCGCCACATCGGACTGGTTCGCGCCGATGTACCTCGGAACGTCGCAGTAGAACGACTTGCCCGCCCACGTCGTGCCAGAAGGATTCCATTTCGGTATGATGGTCGTTACGAAATCGCCGTCATTTGCTTTGCCCGTGCTTACATCGTAATCGCTCCATAGCAGCATCCAGCCCGTTTTGCACTCTGACAGCTTCTTGGTCGGCGTAACGGTTTGGTTGGCGCTCATGTAATATACGCCGCTCCACAGCAGGTCCGGCAGTCCTTTGTACAGCGCTCGCCATCCGCGCCATGTTCCGGCATCGTGATACCCTGCGTAAACAGACCCCGATGTACCGAAGGCAATTGCCCAGCCATAATTCGTAGTGCCTTCGCCCGTCTTGTGGATGAGATACCGGAATCCCTCCGAACTATTAGGGGCATTTGTCGTGCCCGCCGACGCGCCGCCGCGCGAATAGGCCGTATACATGCCGGGAGCAAGCGCGGTCAGCTTTGCGACGACATCCTGACCCGTCCACGACACATATACATCGCCGTTTTCTTTGGTAATCGTCATATCTTTCGATGTGATGACCTTCGCCCAAGAACTCCAGCCGTAATCGCCGATTTTCGTGCGGGTGTATACCTCGTGGTCGTTCGAGCTGATGCTGCCATGCCTGAGCCAGAACTGCTTGACTGTCTGCGTCGTCGGATTGCTGGTCCACGGGACAACAACCAGCCATCCGTTGGATGTACCGGAAGGTCTGTTGACTGGCTGATACGCGGCGGCAAAGGAATAAACCCCCGCGACAGAATAATTATCAAGATTGGTATTAGTCTCGGTCACAGGTGTAGTGCCATGAATATGGTCGGCCAGCGCGAATGCTGACGCGTGCTTCCCATCCACCGTGTCCGCATTGCCGCCGTTTGCGGGCAGGGAAGCGGGAATCGTAGGAATGGTAGGCTTCCCGGTCAAATCGCTGTATTTGCCGCTTGTAGCCACGCTGGAAAGCCCTGTAATCATGCTTGCCGGGTGCGTTGCCGGATGAGTGTATGCCGCCGGAATGGTGGGCTTATTGGTAAGGTCGTTGTAACTGTGCGTATGGTTTGCAGCCGCTTTACCCGCCAGCGCGTCACTCAGCCCGCTCACGTTGGCGATTGTATGCCCGTGGGTTTCAGCCGCCGCGCCTATGCTCGCCGGTGTATGCGTGTGCGTGGACGAAGCATAGCCGGTGTGAGTGTGGTTGGCCGCGGCCTTGCCTTCAAGCGCCGCTGCAAGCCCGGTAACGTCGCTCTGTGCATGAGTATGAGTAGCTGCGGCCTTGCCGCTTAGCGCTCCCGTCAGGCCCGTTATATCGCCTTGGTCGTGCGTGTGCTCGACGTCGGCTTTGCCTGATAGGGCGGTGCCCAGCCCGGTAATGTTGGACTGCGCGTGCGTGTGCGATAGCGCCGCGTAGCTGGCATCATGGTTATGTGTAGCGGCAGCAGCTCCCACGTCGGCGGCGCTGTGCGTGTGCGTGCTGGAGGCCTTGCTCGCCAGAGCGTCCGCCAGCCCCGTTATCTGGCTCGTCGGGTGTGTATGGTTGCTGGAGGCCTTGCCGGTTTCAAGCGACGATATATCGCTCTCAATCGCGTCAAGGTCGTCCGTCAGACATCTCGTTCGGTCGTTGTCACGCCAAATCTCATTTGTGGAATAGGTAGGGACAAAAGCCATGTCATTACCTCCACTGATTAGTCGAATATTGCGTCTATGTCCGTCACGCTTGCGACGTTCATAATCTTCTCGTTCAGCACTCTGCCCTGATTCGCGGACAGCGCCTTCACTATGCTGGTACTGTCCAAGCCGTTGTAAACCTCGATTTCATCCACCGATTACCACCTCCTGCACGGGTTACGGACTTTCTGCACACTGTCGTCCTCCTGCCATATATTCCTCAAGCGCCGCTTTGATTCAACAGCGCGTAAAGGTCATTCAGCGGGATATTCGTCCGCTCGTAGTTGTCATTTGTAATCGAGAGGAATTGCACTTGGTTGCTGGCCGGATAGAATACCTGCGCCCACGTGCCCGACGTCTTGGTGATTATGTTCACCAGCAATGCACTGGAGAACGTAAGCACAGACGGCGAACCTGCAAACGGCTGGAACTTGCCATACAGCACATATGACCCGCTCGACAGGCTCCGTATGTTCAGCATGTTGTCATAGTCCAGGCTCTCCACGTACTTAACGGGTATTGCGCTCCATACGGGCCGCCCATCCTTTACCATGAGGTACTTGCCCTCGTCGTCTTTCGTGATGCTTGGCAGATTGACGCCCATGTCAATCGCACCTCCTTGTCTGATTAATCGCACAATTACATCAAGGAGCATCACTATTCCTCCTGTGGTCAATAAAAAAGCACCTTGCTTTCGCAAAGTGCTTGGTTCTGTTGCTATGGTTTACTGCCTGTCGCTGAAAAAATCCTTCCAGTAGGGATTCTCCCTGTCGAAGATTTCCTTCTGCTCGGCTGTCAGCTTGTGAGGATAATCGGAAAACATGTTGAAGTACGTTTCCTTATCGAATGTGAAAACAAAGCTGCCGTCCTCGTCGGAGGTATCAACCCACCAAATCTTATCGGCAGGGTTGTTCTTGAACAATTTATTTGATTGTGCCATGTTTACCCTTCCTTTGCTCAGATTCGCTGGTGTTGATGTAGCCCAGCAGCGTGGTCAGGTCATCGTTGACTTTGAACTGGTCAATGTCCGTAAGGTAGGCAGCATTCCAATAGCTGCTGCGGGAAGAACAGCCGAACCGCCATTTGAGGGTGTCCCGAACGTCCTTGGTGAAATCATGCCATCCGCTGCGGGTTGCGGACTGCAATTCAAGGTACTGCATAACGCCATCGTCATTCAGTCGCACAATGGCAGCATGTCTGCCCACGGATAGGTAGTATTCTTTACCCTTGACCATCTTCGCAAGGGCGCGCTTGCCGTTGGTCAGGGCGCTCTTTGCACTGCTTTCCTCGACGGGTGCTGCGCCCAGCGCCTTGAACATGTTCAGCTTCGTCATCTTCTTTGAGAAGTATTCCATGCTCTTTCCGCCCCGGAAGTCAAGCACATTCAAGCCATGCTTTTGCCCGATGTAGGCAATGCCAACAGATGCACATGAGCCGCTTGTATTGTCTCCGCCAGCCAGCACAGATATGATCTCGCGCTCCGTCAGCGACTTGGTGTGCTTTTCGACTTTCTTGTATTCCACACCCTGCTGATTAAGCGTGTCTACAATGGCCTTGCACTCCTTGCTTATCTTCGGTTCTATTGTACCACTATTTTCAGAATTTTCAATATCGCCCTTCCATCCGGGGAAGTGTTTCCCGGTCTTCTTGAAGAACTCCTCGTCGGTCATCATGTCATATGACACATAGCAGCGGCAGTTAATGTCATGCCCGGCCACGCCGCTCTGACCCGGTGCCTCTGCCTTGTTCCCATCCAGCAGGTCGAACGGCTCATCGGCAAGCACCGTCTGGCCTTCCAGCTTCATATGATTAGGGCCTTTGCCCATCTTGGAGGTCCAGCCGCCCTTTTTACTTCTGCGTCTGCTCTGGGGGCGCACGCGCTCATCTTTCATGGTGCGCCATGTCTTGACCATGCGCAAGCCGGTAGAAGTGCCCTGCATTTCCTTGTCCACACTCCGGGCTGCGTCCATGTTTCCGGCTTCCCGGACGCGGTGTGCCTCCGTGCGGGCAATCCGCATGGCGTTCTTGTAAGGGCCGTTTTCCTTATCCAACGCAACGCTGATTTTCCGGGCAACAGTGGCGTAGCGGTCGCCGTTCATCAGTCCGACCGCCACGGCCTGCTTGATGTCGTACACGATGTCCCGGTGGTTCTTTTCGAGCGCCACTTCCATGATCGGATTCTTGACGACCTTCATTATCTGCTCCGGCGTGATTGCCACAGCATTGGAAAAAACATCGTCAATGCCCGCTCCGGCCAGAACCTTATCCACGCCCTCGACCATGCTCTTGTAGCTCAACTCGTAAGTATCATTTACAAGTTGGTGCAGCTCCCTTGCAACCTTCGGCGTGGCGACGGATATGCGGCTTTCGATTTCTTCAAGGAAACGGGCATCATAGCCCGCCTTTTGAAGGTCGGCATAGGAGAGAGAGCCGTCGCCCGCCGCATACTGCTCATGCACACTGGCAATGTATGTTTTCAGGCTCTTGAGCAGCTCCTTAAACTCCTTGCGAATGGCTTTCTCTGCACCCGCCTCCCGGTGCTCGGCGATACGGCGTGCCTGCGCCAGATAGTATTCAAGGTCTTTTGCCACGCCGTATCACCTCCGGTTATTAATCCTCGTACATTATTTCCAGCCCGTAAGCAATCGCCCGTTTTAATTTCAGGCAATCCCCAGCTTCTCCAATATCCTCTGTGCAATCGCCAGCATACCCGCATCGCCCGGATGGGACGCAACGCCGCTCGCCTCAACGGTCGATGTATTGCCGTCCGGGTAGGTTATCGTATTGCCAATCGCGCCGCGATTCTCCGCCGTGTTCAAGTCGTTGAAAGGTATAAACTCGCACCCCGTCGCCGCGCACGCCGCCTGTATCGCGTCCAGCCGCTCGGTGCTGGTATACCACGCCGCCGCCCATACCACGCGCGCATGAGGCGCGGCAGTCCTGAGCTTACTTAGCAATCGCTTCGCGCCGCCCGACTTGAGATAAGCAATCTTTTCCGTCGAGTTCGTATTGTCGCTGAGCTGTACGATGATAAGGTCGAGATCGTTTGTCACCTTGCTCGCGATATTGTTGTAGGCTGTGTCCAAAGTATCATCATCTGTTGCCGCCTCAATCGCCGTGCCGCCCGCCTTAGCCGCTGTGAAGCTCGCGTCCTTTGCGGTTATCGCTTGCGTCACATGGTAATAGTAATCCGACTGCGCATTGCTCGCGCACATGCCGAACTGACCAAAACCAACGAGCAGGCTGTTGCCTATGAATAGCGCCTTGGAGGGCACAACCGGCGTAAATACCGCCTCGCCCGCCGCCGATACCTGAAGTATGTACTTGCTCCCGTCGGGCGCGGTAAACTGCCCGTCGAAGCCGCCGGAAGCGCCCTGTATGGCCGTCTGTACGTTTTCAAGCGCCTTGCCCAGCGTCGCGCCGCCTTCATCCACGTAAGCGCAATCCATGACCTTCTCACATAGTTCGGGCGCATTCAGCGTAATACTGGAACTAGCTGCCGTCAGAACAACCCGCACGCTGACCGCCTTAGCCATATCCAGTGTGGAATACACATCGTACCACGCCAGGTCAATGTCCTGCTCAACGCTTCCTACTCCAAGCGTGCACAAGTCAAGCGTCACGCCGTCAGTGCTGTTTTTCTTTGTGCCCGCAATAACAAGTTTCGCGCCGCCAGTCAGGGCGGTACAGCCCGCCCTAAACCTAACCATCTGGCTTTCAACCTCGCTTACCGGCACATCAAACGCGGCGTACACGCCCGCGCCGCCCGACAGCGTGAACACATCGCCCTGAAGCGTGCCCGCGCCCGCCGCGCTTGTGGTCAAATTTGCCGCGCCCAGTATCACCGGCCACGGATAAAGTTTCAGCTTCGCGGCGTTATCAACGCTTGTAATCTCGCCGCCGCTTACATCGTATATCGCCATATCACACCTCAATCGTTATGTAGCCCAGATACTTGATCTTGCTGTTGTTCCAGCGGTATTCGCTGCCCTCGGTCGAGAAGTATTCGTTTTCGCCCAGCGACGTGTCCAGCACGCTGGGATAGCACATCACCGTGTCGGTCGAATTTATCCATATCTGATACTCGTCGCCCGCCGACACGTCGATGTCGCAGTCCACCACGGCGCGGTAGTCGCCCGCCGTGCCCGCAAGATTTACGTTCGTGCCCTCGTTGCGCGCCTTGGTCTTGTTGTAGAAGCTCACTTCGATGCTCGTCGCGCCCGTCAGCTTGATCGTAAAGTCAAGTTGCTTCAGCTTGAAGCTCTTTTTCATGGTCAGCGGTACGTACAGCGACTTGACCAGCGGCGTGTTCGCCTGCCATACGCGGTTTACGCCCGCGTTGGCCGTATCGATTGTAAGAGTCTGCGCGCCGCTCGCCGCCTCCACCGTCACCGCACAACTCGCCGACTTCCCGCCGCAGCTCGCCGTCACCGTGCAGCTTCCCGCCGCCGTTGCCTTGACCACGCCGCCCGTGACTGTCGCATAGCCGCTCGGGCTTACGCTCCATACCACCGTTCTGTCGGTTGAGTTCGCGGGCAGTACAGTGGCCGTCAGCGTCTCACTCTTGCCCACGGCCAGCGTCAGCGCATTTTTGTTCAGCGTGACCGACTGCACCGCAATGATCTTCGCCTTAACTGTCACCGCGCACGTCGCCGACTTGCTGCCCGCCGTGGCCGTGATTGTGCAATTGCCTGCTTTCAGCGCCTCCACAACGCCGCCTGTTACCGTCGCAAATCCTGCCGGGCTGACCGACCAGGCAACGTTATCCGTGCTGCTTACGGGCGTAACTGTCGCGGTAAGCGTCGCCGTGCCGCCTTCCGTCAGTTCGAGTGCATTCTTGTCTAGCGTAATCTCCGTCGCCGGTATCGCCGCCGCCTGTACGCTTACTGTGCATGTACCCGATACGCCGCCCGCCGTCGCGGTAATCACGCATTCGCCCACGCTTATAGCCTCTACATTGCCGCCGTTTACGTTCACTATGCCCGTGGGGCTGACGCTCCACGATACCGTCTTATCGGTTGCCGTGCCGGGTATTACCGTGGCCTTTAGCGTTGCCGTGCCGCCCATCGTCATGTTCAGCGTTGTGGGCGTTACGTTGACCGCCATTACCGGCACGTCGCCGCCCTCCCATAGGGCTTTAAGCGACGCATACGTTGCGGCCATATCATCACTGCCATACGCCGCCGCGCCTAGCAGGGTAAGTAATGCGCTTTTCTCGGTCTGCGTAAGTCCGGGCTGAATAGCCCCCACCTGCGCGTCCAGCACCGCCAATTTATCGCCTACAACCTTAGCATCCGCCGCCGCGCCGCTCACCGTAAGCGTCGTATCAACGTTCGCTTGAGCGCCTTGCGGGCCGGTATCGCCCTTATCGCCTTTCTCACCTTTCGAGCCTTGTGGGCCAGTGGGGCCAGCCGGGCCAGTTGCGCCGGTATCGCCTTTTTCGCCCTTTTCACCCTGCACGCCCTGAATGCCCTGCTCACCCTGTTCGCCGCGTGGGCCTTGTTCACCGCGTTCGCCTTGCGTGCCGGTTTCACCGCGCTCACCCTTCTCGCCGCGTGGCACGCCTATTTTCAGCACCTTACCGTCAACCGTGTCGATTATTTCCGCCGTGGCCGCACTACCTGCGCCAAGCGTCGTGGCCTGTGCCCCCGTCAGCGTTGTCCCGCCGCCAGACGGAAGTGCTTCAATCGCCCGCTTGTTCTCTTTAATCGCCGCCTCGTTCGCGGCAATCTGTCCATCCATCGCGTTCAACTGCGACGCATACAGCGTTTGCCCTCGCGCGAAGTTTTGCTTTTTGTATGCCATATTAGCCTCCTTATGCCAGCACAGACATGTCTAGGACAGCCTGATCAAGGATTGCTATTTTATCTTCTGCTGGCGGGGTTAGCCCTTCACTGCTTCCCCCAAAGCGATTGATGACCGCTCCATCTTTTTCAAGGATTACAAGTACATCAAGATTCAAGTCTGCTCCTCCTTGTCCTCCTCGTCATCATCAGCAAGCGAAGGAACCTGTATATCGCCCTTTTCTTCCTCGATCTGCTGCATGACATACTCTACATCATCCACACATGACAGGGCAATCTCATACGCCACGCGCTTAGGCAGCCCGGCGGCGATAAGCTGCTGCGTTGCCTGCGCCTCGCTCAGCAGGTCGAGCGGGAAGTTGCGTTTGAAGTTCATCACGCACTGGAGCGGGTCAATCTTGATCTGTTTCTTGCCCCATATATTCGCCAGCAGCCTGAACATGTACGCGCCTGCCGAAATCATCTTGGCCTCGAACATGCCGCACTTCGTCTCCAGCCCCGTCAGCTTGAATTTAAGGCTTATGCCGCTCGCAGTGCCGAATACCTCATCGCTCATGTCGGGCGTCTTGGAGAAGCGGTAAATGTTTTCCTGAAGCCGGTCCAGATGGTGCTCGATGAATCCGTCGTTGATGTCCTTTGTGAGGAAATACACCTTGCCGTCAGTGCCGCCGGTGAAGAACTGGAAGGCACCGCTGGCCTGCGCCTTGCGGAACTCGTCATCACTCAGACTTACGTTCTCGAACACCATATACGCATTGGCAAAGCTGTCAATCTCGTTGTTGGCGTCCGACAGCGCCCGGTCGTAGGCGTCAATCAGCTCCAGCACCTTCTCGGCGTCGCCCATCATCTCGCGGTTGTTGGGTATGCCTTGCAGCGGGCAGCAGCCGAAAAGGTTAGTCTGCCACCCGATAATGTGCAAGTCGCCCTTAAAGCCCTCGGCGTAGTAGATATACTCGTCGTCGTAGAACTCGGCCTTGACTATCTGGGTGTCGTTTATGTCCGTAACGACGTAATAGCGCAGCCCGTAGGTGGGCTGAGTAATGTCGCGCGTCTTTGATAGTATGATAGTCTCGTTAGGGGGCACGACCATCACGCGCTCGTCGCCGTCCGGGTCGATGTAGAACAGCCGCCCGCAGTAGCCGCATATCGCCGCATACTTGGTGCATTCCATGTCGCAATCATAAATATTCGTGCGCGTGGTAAAATCTGTAATGGCCTTGGTCGCCTGCTCGCGGGCCGCGTGCATTTCTTCATAGCTGTCGCCCGCGTCGCCGGTTGTCTCCATCGCCTCGTGCGTATCAGCGTATGAGTAGGCGATAGGGTTGCCCGCGAAATAGCCGGTTTTGAAATCCACGATTTCGGAAAAGAAGTCGTTGTTAATCGTGTGATTGATGATGTCTGTCTTGTCGCCATCGGTAAAGCGCGGCTCACGGTTGAAAATCGGCACATGCTCGGCCAACGCTTCATACCGATCTATCAGGCTCCTATTATAATCGGCGTTCTTCTTGTGCTTCTTGATTATGCGGTTGAGCAGCTTGTCGGTAATACCGCCCTTTTCAATGGCCTCTATCTCGGCAGTGAAATCGGGGTACTTTTGCGACTTATGCCGTATATTCTGTTCGTCCTTAATCACGCTTCCCGCCACCCTTCTTCACGTCGGGGAGCTTGCGGTCGAACAGTACAGCGCCGTCCAGCAGCCGCACAGTCAGCCCGCAGCGCTGGCAGACGCGCACATCGTTAATCGTTTTCCATATATGCCTGCACATCTAAATCCTCCTCGCCGCCTTAACCGCGGTGTTGGCCTTGCGCCAGCTCTCCACGCCATACCGCAGCGCGGCCATAGCGTCGTCCATGACCGGCACGGGCTCGTCCAGATACTCGCCGCTCTGCTCGTCCTTTTTCCATTTCCATTGCTGCATTTCTTTTATCACGTTCACGCAATGGGGATGGACGTATATCCGGTGCTGCTTGAGCCAGTCTATTTGAGCCTTTACAGACCCCGCAGAGCCGCCCTTGTTTACGGCCAGCGCCTTGCGAAAGCCCGCCTTTTGCATCATGAGAATGCGGTCAGGTTCAGCGCTGTCGCACCATATAATGCGGTTCGTCGGAATGCCCTTCTTTAAGGCGATTTCAATTATCTCGTTGGTGTCCTTCTCGTGCTCGTAAACCTCGTCGAGCACATATATATCGTCGTCCTTAATCCCCAGTAGCAGAATGGCCGTGGCGTGGTTGAAACCGAAGTCCATGCCCAGGGAGATGTCGTCATAGTCATTAAGGCTCTGCGATATGTCCTTTACTTCCCAGTTATGCAAGATCAGGCCGCCTATTTCGCCCCATTCGCCGAGACCGTATATGCGATAGCCCTCTGGGTCTACCAGCTTCCTGCGCTCCATGCGTGCCCTGTAAGCGTCATCGACGAACCGGTTCATCAGGTAGGTCGAGTGGTGGGTGAGCACGTTCGGGTCGGGTATGTCGAAGAAAATCTTCTTCATCCAGTGCGTCGCCGAAACCGGGTTGAAGGTCATGCGTATCTGATAGAACTGGCCTTCGGGCAAGTCGCCGCGCAGACGGTCGTCTATGATTTCAAGGTCAGCCTGCGTAAACTCGGTCGCTTCTTCCAGCCATACGTCTGTCAGCTTGCCGCGCTGGAAGGTAATGGACTTGAGCTTCTCACGCTGCTTATCGTCGTTGGCACCGCGGAAAATAATCTTGTTGCCGTTATGCAGGCAGGTGAGGGAGAGCGGCGACTGCGTTATGCGCCAGTACCGCTCGGCATTGCTGCCGAACATCCGATACACCGCGCCGGTCAGCTCGGCAAAGGTGCTGTCGCGGTTCGTTATGTCCGACTTGCGCATGGCAACCAGATTGCGCCCCTTGTCCCGCATCAGCCGCAGTATGTAGTTTTGAGCCGTGTCAACGCTCTTGCCGCTGCCTGCGCTGCCTTTCATGACTATATAGCGCTTATGAGAATGATCTACCTCGCGGAAGCAAGGGTTTGCCTGTACATTGAGGTTCATTCAGCACCATCCCTATACAGGCATCTGATTCCACGGAACATGATCCCATTAAAAACAAACTCGTGGTAAATACATTCAGGGCAGCGATAGCCGTTGTTTTTGCAAAATCTATGCTTCCTGATTTTATGGATAAGCTTTCTAACCATTTTCGTCGCCATAGTCCACATGAATATTCAGCTCCATATCCGTGTCGGTCTCGACCTTCTCAGTGAACAGGGCATAGCGTTTGCCCAGCAGCTCGGCGGCCTTGAGCCGTTCCTTTTCGTCCGGCGCTTTCTGCATGGTGCGGGCCTCGGAGCAGCCTTCGCCCACGCCTTCCACCACAACGACCTCGGCGTGCGATTCACCGCGCATGACCGCGGTAAGATAGCGCAGCACCTCGTCCTGGCTTGCTATGAGTTCGGCTTCCTTTTCGGCCATTCGCTTTGCAATCATGTCCCGAATTGTAGTATTTTGTAGTAGTTTCGATGCATTTGTATTGGCATACTTTGCTGTATAACCCGCCCGAATAGCGGCCTGTGTCGCATTCAGGTCGATAAGATATTCATCAACAAAACGCTGCTGCTTTGCCGTCAACTTCGCCATCCTGCAACACTCCCTTCGTTTATCGCTTGGTTTTTTCGTCTATCGCTTGGTCTTTTCATCCATAATCATAGGCGTGCAATTATTCCATGCAACTCGGTGATGCGGCCTCTTATGCCTTCCGATTTCGATAACCTTCACGCATTGAGGTGAGAACAGCACCGAATAGAATGACTTGAGGTATGTCCCTTTGTCGAGATATACATCGCTCATCCCGCCCGCATTGCTTTGTGTGTCCAACTGGTCGAACTGAACGTCGGCGACGGATAAAATAAGCTCGCCCTGATTGCCCAGAAGTGTGTAAGTGTTCACGTCCTCGTTTATCCGTCCAACAAACTTGAATGGCTTGTTGACGTCGCAAAAGAACGTGTTCATGGCCTTGCGCTTGGTCCGATTCTTCCAGAACGCATTGCCCAGTCCACCAATGAAATCTCCACCTTGCGAAAATGCCACGGTAAGCGCGCCACTGTCCGCCAGAAAATCAACCATTGCGTCAAACACATAATCCAGATCGGACACGAGCCTCGATTTCAGCTTCCCATCTTCTTCATATCTGGTACGAAAAGCAGTATAGTCGTCGTCCAGCTCCAGAAAATAGCGCAGCCCTAATTGCTTGGCAATGTCAAAGCAAGCATTGCGCGCATATACAACCGTGCGCCGGTCGTCTGATAAGTCCGCTTGGTCAAATGTCTTGGCTATTGCTGCCTTGTCAAAGACGATTACGTTTTCCTCGCCGAACTCATCCATGTACTCGTTGATTGTTTCGTCCTCATTGTCCAACACAAGAAACCACTTGCCGCTGTACCCCTGTTTTACCAGCGTCTTGCAGGTCTTGACGTTGTGCGGACGACCATGAGAGAGTATGAAAACTGCAAAATCGTCACGCATCGGCATCAGTCATTTTATCAATACGCCTTGAGAATCGCGCATATCCATTCTCAATCGCGTTGTCGTAATCAATGATAACCAGCGCCGACTTTTCCATAAGCTCTTGCATTTCTTTGGTAGCGTGTGCGTAATATTCCGCAATCTTCTGATAGTTAAAGGCAAGATGTCGGTAGGTCGCTTTGATAAGAAAACGCCGTTCATCCCAGCTAACCTTTGAAAGGATAATATCCGTTAGAAGCTCATGAGTTTTCCTTTCGTCAATCAGTTCTGACAGCTTCGGCTTTTTCCCGGTAGGCTTGTAGTGGATAATGTCCAGCTTTTGCGTGTATTTTTCCTTTTGAGGATTTCCGTCCATGTGTTTCACTCTTTCACTCGGATTTCCTCTTTGCCCGCATGAAAAAAGCGCCCGGCCAATCGGCCAGACGCTCGCGCTTTTTTAACTGATTACATTATACAACGGGAACAGGGTGACATGTTATGACATGTTTGCGCTTTTCCCAACTTTCAGCCGGTTTTCTGCTCGGACGGGAACAGCTTGTCCATAATCCCGCGGTGCAGGCGCAGCAGGTGCCGCGTCGAGTAGTTGGTCTCCTGCCATATCTGCTCCCAGATCATGCCGTCTATGTAGTAGTAACGCATGATACGCTTTTCCAGCGGATTGAGCGGCTCAATCATGCGCTCAAACTCGGCTTGCAGGGCGAGCGTGCTGTTAAGCTCGGCCCGATACCGCACTATCAGCGCATCCATTTGCGCCTCCTGTTCAGGCATAATGTCGCCCCGGCTGGAGGACTGCACACGCTCTGAGCCGTATGCTGTAATGCGGGGGGATAGCCTCCGCGATTCCAGCGCCGCGATTTCCTCCCGCAGATGAGCGATGTTCTTCAGCCCTCCGCGGAGTTTATATAAATCTTCTCGTTCCATGTACTTTCCTCCCGTTTTGATAATCTGCTAGAATGGCAGTTCGTCGTCGTCCACCTGTGTAAACCCGTTTTGCGGACTAAACGCAGGTGGGGCAACCGCGCCGCTTCCACTGCTGCCGGGCATGTCAGACATCCGCCGATGCCCATACGCTGCCGAAGCGTGCGTAGGCGGAGCAGATGCCGCCGGAGCGCCGCCCGCGTTTTGCGGCGATAAGAACTCCACACTGTCGGCAATGACGTCAACAGCCGTGCGCTTGGAGCCGTCCTGCGCATCATAGGTGCGTATCTGAATCGAACCCTCGACACACACCTTGCGCCCCTTGGACAGATACTTCATGCACAATTCGCCGAGCTGCCGCCACGCGGTAACGTTGAAGTAATCGACTTCATGATTGCCATCGGCGTTTGTGCGGCGACGGTTCACCGCGATGGAGAACGCGCAGCAGGTTATGCCGCTCGTCGTGGTGCGCGTTTCCGGGTCACGGGTAAGGTTTCCGATCAGGATTACCTTATTCATCGGTTTCCTCCTTGTATGGCTCGTTCCAGCACTTTTCACAACTGCTCATGCGTAGACAATCATACGATGCTCCAAAAACATTATTCTTGCAAATCAGCGTCGTATTCCCGTCTAGTATTGTAGCTTTCGGAAACTTTTCGAGAAAAACGTCCTTATACGTTGGTTTAGTCGAGTGTTCCTCGGCCCACTTGCGCAGCGCATTGAGTTGCGCATCAATGACTTCTATTTCTTTGCCAAACCTTATGGGTAGACAATTTAAGCCCGCCGGACCTGCTGTGCAAAATATCGGGCAGTCTCGACAGTCTTGAACACTTCTACATATCCGCTTGCTCATCTCGAGAATCGTTTCAGCCATCGTCTTTTCCTTTCTTCGGTGGGTTTTCTTTCGCCCACCGCTGTAACTTAGCTATCTGTTCTTCCACATCGTCATAATTAACCATAGCACATACTACGCCGTTGTCCTCGTGCATTGGGTCATATAATACTATCGGGCAATTCCGACAATCGCATACAGACGTACACATTCTTTCGGCCATCTGATACAACGTTTCAGCCATTGCTTTCCACCCCTTTTGGCAGCATAACGCCCGCGTCTTCATACATTTTAAGCCGCGCGCGCACATGCCCGAATCCGCTTAGTGCAGCATAAACCGTAGCAATTGGGCAACCATCCAACACGCAGTCGCAAAGGATTTCGTCCTTTGCCTCGTCGCTAACGTCCTTAGCCATCATGCACCCGTATTTTCGACACAGCATCAGGCAAAAATCCGTCGCCTGTATTTCTATTCCGTCATGCCGGATATACAGCCAACCGTCTTTGCTATATACCAGATTCGTTATCATATCAAAATTGGTTTGGGGATAATCGGTCGTTAGTCTACCCATTATTCTACCTCCCACGGAAATTCCTGCCGAAAGTCATCGCCCATCAAGTCGCGCAGGCTGTCTTTCATGAACACAGGGATATGGTTTTTGTCGCTGTACTCAACGATGTGTTCCACCCACTCGCGCTGCGTTGCAACTTTCCCTTTGCGGTTTCCTGTTTCCGCTCCGATGATGTGCCATTGTGCGCCAGTGCTGCCGATGCGAGTGCCGATGTCGTAAAGCAGCGGTTCAAAGCTCACAAAACGATTCTCTTCAGGGTAATCAGGGTAGTAAAAATCGCCAGCGTCATGCACCATCTTGCCGTGCAGAGCAAAGGTCGTCGGTCTACCGGGTATCTTATGTGGCCCATCATGTCCGGGCCAGTTGGAATGGTCGAACGTCGCTCCGAACCAGAAGTTATCACCTTTCGGCATGATTCCGGCGCGTTCAAGCCCGCAATATCTACCCGGATTCTTTGTAAGGAACAGGAAGCGGTGCCGCGGTGCTTTTTTACAAGCCTCGAACACCTGCTCAATCCACTCGTCCGGCACCCACTCGCCGAATAAATCAGCCATGCTGCACACGAAGATGTTGCGCGGCTTTTTCCAGTGCTGCGGCTCATCCAGTTTATAGCGGTGGAATGTCGGCTCAAACCCGAACGGATACGCCGCATTGGTTATGCTTCCATCCTTGTTCTTCTGTTGCCACGGATAGTCAAGCTCTAACGGTTTTCCCGTGCCCTTCAGCATTCCACGTTCAATCAGATGCCGTTGGCATTGGCATTCCGGGTCATATATTTCTCTCGCTCCAAATCGTTCTGCAATTTTCCGTGCATAGCAGTATTCGCACCCATGCAAGCAGCCGGTCACGGGGTTCCACGTAGAATCGCACCAGTCGATCTTAGTCTTGCTTCCCATTTTTACCCTCCATTTTCGCCCCGCAGTTCCGACAAAACTTGTTTTTTTCAAAAACTGGCATCTTTTGAACATTGTAAGTCCGCTTATTGGGATTATAAAGAATCTTTTCGCCACATTCAGAGCAGTACCAAAGACTCGTTTTGCCTTTGGCCTTTATCCACCTACCATACCTTACCGGCGCTGCCTCGACTTCATCTACTGCGGCCATCGCATCGGCAATCTGACAAGCCCTGCACCTTACCCCGTTGTAGTTGTCGCACCCGTCGCAATACGCCTTTATCCTGTCAATCGCCGCCTTTCGGCTAATCAGATCGTAATCTTGATACAGTGTTTCAGCCATTCATCGCACCACCTTATTCGCATATTCATTCCACGCTTTCGCAGCACGCCTCTTCCCAATGCGTTCAGGACCATAGCGGTTGCATTTGTCGCACATGACACTGTAATGTTGGAATATAATGTGCTTTGGTATCACCTGCCGCGCCCACATTAATCTCCTGTTCGTGCCGCATATCGGGCACGGTTTCACGCTGTACTTTCGCTTATCAGATAATCTCATCGCCGCGAACTCCCTTCATTGCTTCTGAACATAGTGCATATCTTCATCCCGCGCGTGATATACGTTCTGCGCTTTATCTGGCACTCGCCGGTTTCCGCATACCATACGTACGGCCATCGCGCCCACCGGCAGTCGGCGCAGGTCGTGCGGGTAGGGGTAGGCGCGTCACGTTGGGCAGGGGAGGGTTTAGGTTTCATCGGTGCTCAACCTCCTTGCACTTTACGGTCTCACTTCCACATTCGGCAGTACGTCGGTATGGAAGTACATCTTGTAGTGATAAGGGTCTGTATGCGTACCGGTGATGTCTTCCACCACGTACAGCGTATAGTCGTTAAGGTATATGTAGTTCTTTTTGTATGTTGCAGGCCCGGTCTTGACCGTTACGACCAGCTCGTCGTCGGAATTGTTCGATATGCTCATATACCCCTCAGCTTCCAGTATAACTTTGTCTGTGCGGGCGTTATAAACTGTTATGCGGCGCTCGCACTCGAAATAGTCAGCTTGCTTGCTGATATTGCTGTTGACCTTGTCCGCCTCGGAGCAAGCTGCAAGTAACAACATAACGCTCACCAAAGAAAGGATTAATCCGATTCGCTTATTAAACATGTTTTATCTCCTTATCAACCAGTTCGTCCACCATCATTACCAGCAGTGTTACATGTCCATTTTCGCCCCGCAGTTCGGGCAAAAACTCCATTTGTCGCCTTTCGTAAATTCGGGATTCATGTAACTAATCCCGCACACGCTACACATATGGTACTCTATTCCGTCATATGACTTCTCCACTGGATTCCACGTACCACGTTTCTTCTTTCCTATCGCTGGCGCGGCCTTAATCAAATCCTCTACCAACACCGCCGCAATAAAGCTCGTGTCGCATATCTCGACTTCCTGCTCATCCAACAGGTACTTCAATTCGTCGAGCAACATCTGCCGGTCAATCAAATCAGCCATGATTTTTCCCTCCTTCATTTCATCTGATCCGAACGACTTGCACATACTATGAGCCTCCACGCCGAACCGGCTTTTTTCCGTTGCCGGAAAATTGGTCGGGCTTTTCAACGCGCGCCATCATCACGCGCTGCGCCGCATGTTCTGCGCTCCATGCCCGGTACATGCCGCCCTTACCGCTTGCTATGTACTCCAGCATGTCCTCCAGCGCCGCTTGTGCATCCTCCATATCTCTGTACCTGCCCGCCGTATATGACTTCTGATCGGTGCAAAGCAGCCGTACAACCGCGCCATCGCGCATCGAATTAAGCACGTATATTTCCATGATGTGGTCAAAATTGAAGGCCTGTTCATCACCTTGGCTTACAATAATCATCTCAATCGCGCCTCCTTCGGCCGCTTGCCTTTGTAATCATCAATCCACTTGCGAACAGTATCAGCATTTCTGTCAAACCCGCGTGCTATTGCCGCCGCTGGCAAGCCCGTATCGAAGTGCAGCGTGATTGCCAGCTTTCGCTCGGCCAGTGTTGCGAACAGGGTCTTTTCCATGCCGCGTGCTATATAGGCCGCACGAGCTTTTTTAACCTGCTCATCAAACACTTTGCTGGCTTTGGCGTCTGCCCTAGGACTGCATTGCGCGCATATAATGTCACGCATGGTTTCTTCATCTACGCCATACTCCCGCGCAACCTCGGCCATAGTGGCCGAGGAGCGGCAGAATTTAATACATGCTTCCCGTGGTGTCATGCTGTGCCCTCCTTTTACAAGTCGAAGATGGATAACTGCTCCGGTTTGGATTGCCGCCTCTTTCCCTGCTTTGCCGCCGCAGGAGCCGCGCTGACGAGCTTTTCAGGCTCGGCCTTGTACTCCATAGGTTCCATTGCTGCTGCCGCAGGAGCGGCCTGTATGGGCTTGCCCAGCATGTGCTCAAGCATGGCAATAGCGCGGCGGTGCTCCCATACATCGCGGAAGAACATCGGCGTGCACCATGTTGAGGGTTTGCCGTCGCCGAATAACGTCGAGCCGGTCATCGGGTCGGTAAGCGTATCGCCAACGTGAACGTACCCCGGGCAGCCCAGTAATGATAGCTGTATGTAGCACATCATCGCAACGGTGCCGTCCAAATCCTGCCCGACGAATAGGGCGGACGTTTGGTAGTTGATGCCCAGACGCCTGAGTGTATTGGCAGCGGAGACAAGCGTGGCACCTGCGCCACATGCCGGGTCGTTTATGCTGATGTACCCTTGCTTGTCAACCAGCTCCCGCGCGCGGCTTCTTTCAATCGTGATTTCGGACATGGTCCGGCATACATCGTAGGGCGTGAAGAATTGCCCCGCGTTGCCGTTTCCCAACTCCAAAGTCATGTATAGCTCGCCAAGGAAATCTTGGTCTGGGTTCTCGTCCATGCTCTCAATTATCAGGTTGAACAGCTCCGGAAAAAGCTGCTGCCCATCCTTGCTGTACTGGCCGATAATCCGCATATACTGCGCTTCCCGCTCATCGAAAAACCGCTTATCAACCGCGTTGGCTATTGAGCAGGCAATTACCGAAACCAAATCCGCCCATGCACTCCTGCGCTTGCGGGTGCGGCAGAGCTGGTTGAACCCTGCCGCAAAGGCCTTTTTTGCGTCCGCCATTTGTACCCCTCCAATATGGTGCTCACTTAGCCCTGCTTGGTACGATTGATGAACTTCACCTCACCGCCGCGCCCTTCAAAGCTCTGCGCGAACCGCTCGGCAGCCGCGGCGGGGGAATGGCGTCCGGCCTCGTAGCCGTCGCGGTAGCCGCGCTCGTGGGCAAGCCGCTCGCGGTAGTACTCCCGCTGGCGCTCGGCCTCGCGCGCCGCGTTCAGCAGCCGGTCGGAATAGTGCACCTCGTTGGTAAGCCGCTTCTCGCCGCGCTGCCTCTCGGCGTCAACTGCGTTGCGCGTGCAGACGTTTGAATACACCATGAGGCCAACGCCTGCGGCCAGCCCAGCCGCAAAAAATACAACGTTAATCATTTCTGCGCTCTCCTTATCATCTGTAATCCCGTCCGCTTGTCCTGTCTCGTATCTCAATGCGCGCGAGCAGCTCAAACCCTGCGCGGTCAATCTCTCTTTTTAGCCTGCTTATCAGCACGCTTGCGCGATAATCCGGCTCCTCGCTGCGTGCCTGTGTAATCGCGCGGTGCGCCGTCGGATCGGCATAGTGCTCGGGGTTTCGGTAATCAATGCTCATGCCTTCGCCTCCAGCTCCATGTAATCCGTTATCGCCTTCACGGCCTCGTCGAACCCTCGGCACACGACGCACTTGTTGCCGTATGCCTCCGCCTTGCGCATGATTACTTTCTGCGCCGGGGAAACCCTGCCGCCTTTGACGCGCTTCATTTCGATGTAAAGCGAGTGGTAAGGCCCGCGGGCGACGGGCAGGTGTATGTCCGGTATACCCGCCTTGACGCCCTCCAGCTTCAGCCGCGCCGCCTCGGCCTTGTTGCGGCTCCCGCCGTTTGGTATGTGGTGGAGCAGGCTTAACTCCGGCCATTTGCCCTCGCGCAGTGCAGCCCACTCAAATAGCGCCCGCTGTTCCGCACTCTCAGTGCGCACTTCCAGTGCCATATTACGCCCCCTCATAGCTCAGTTATCCCGTTCAGACGGTAGTTGCGCGTGCTGTCGTGCTTGATGTTGATGCAGTACCCGCCGCGCTTGGATAGTTCCGCGATGCGCCCCGCAATGGCCTCGTCTATGTCGGCCAGCTCGCTTATCGTGCGCTCTGTGCTGATTATCGTGGTAAGCGATGGGTTATTGTAGCGGTAGTTGAGTATCTCAAAGGCGGCGTTGACGTCCGCCGCAGTCGGTGCCTTCGGGCGGCCCAGCTCGTCCTTGCCGGTCTTGAACAGGTCGTCTATGTAAAGCACGTCGGTTTCCTTTAGCTCCTTAATCGCCGTCTCGTACACCTCTGCATCGGTGATCTGAGCTTTGAGGAAGGTTATCTCATCCCGCCACAGCATGTAGCGCACCGCCTGCCCCTGCCTTAGAAGCTGAACCGCAATGGCCGTGCAGAGGTGGGTCTTTCCGGCTCCGCTCTGGCCGCCGATGAAGAACCACCGGCGTTCAGGGTCGGAGCAGAACCGAACTGCCGCCTCTTTCATGCCCGCCTGCCACGGCTCTTTTGCCTCATACATCTCAAACGAGTATTTCTTCACGGCGTCCTTGAGCCCGGAGCGCTCAAGTCTGCGTATGGCGTTGCGCACCTTCTGGCACTTGCATGGCCGGAGTGCCTCCGCCCAGTAACCGTACATCTCGTTGTAAATCAGTACGGCGACGGAACCCTTATTGTGGCACGCCTCGCAGGTGTAGCCGTCCTCCTTGTCCAGTTCGCCCACAGACGCATTGTACATATCAACCTTGCGCTGCTCGTATTCTTTGGGGCTTAACGCCTCAAATCCATGTTCCAAGCCGGGGGTCGCCTTCTGCATACCCTCCAGCAGTGCCGCCATTCGTTCCACCTGCTTTCGCCTCCTTATCTTTATCCTTCTTAGCCCAAGCTCGTATCGTAGCCAAGTGATTCTTGTATTTCGCGCCTTTACTTGCCATATACTCTGAGAGCCGTTCTATACGTTGCTCCCAGTCTGCGGGGAACTCCGCTTTGAGCTTGCCCATGTCCTCGTCGCTCAGCAGTACGTTTTCATACTGCCCGTATTTATGGCGGGGGGATTTCCACGAAGCGGGAGCGGAGGGGGCGTCTATCTCTCTCTCTTTCTTTCTCTCTAACTTTTTCTCTATCTCTATCTCTTTCTCTGGTGTACAAATGTACGGAACATCCTGTACATTTGTACGGGAGGCCTCCAGCGCCTTTTTCTCGGTCTCAATTCTGGCCCGATACGCCCGGATGCGGTCAGCTTCGGTCGTGGTCTTGCCTACGAAATTTTGCACGTCCAGCATGTATATCGCGCCGCTGTCCATAATCTCCACTATTCCGAGCTGCTGGAAGATGTCCAGCGCCTTTTCGACCGTGCCCACCTGATGCCGCGTTATCTGCGCAATCATCTGGGCGTTGTAGGGGATTCGGTCGTTAAACATCAGCAGCCCATCCCGCTTGAGCGACTTGAGGTAGAGCTTGAGCAATATGTTGGAGTAAAGGTAGCCGTCTGGCATGGCCTCCAGTAGCACTTGCTCGTCGCTTTCAAAGTAGGCCTCGTTGAGCCGCATGTAATAGTATTTTTTAGCATCAGCCATTGGTGTTCACTTCCAGCCGCTTGAGCACCCGCCGAGCCTTGGCCAGCGGTCGGAAGGTGTTCCGTGCCCTCTTGCTCTGCTCGTTAATGAAGTGCCTTATCTCGTCAGGGTTGTCGGTGCGGTAGTACCCTTTGCCGGAGGAGTAGGAGACGATAACGTAATCGTCTCCATCATCCTGCGCCCGTAAATCAGCTATATAGCGCCGCATGAGCCGGTCTGAACAATTCCATGTGCGCTTTAGCTGCTCGCGTGTAATGGCGTTTTCGCGCCCCACGGGTATGTCTACTGCTTTAGGGATGTCCATGTCGTCACTCCTTAATTGCCGAACAGCGCGTCGCGGGCGCTGCTCGCCGGTTTAGTGGAAGTGGCAGGCGGTGCGTCAATCACCTGCGGCTCGACCGTTTCCGCGGCCTGAGCGGGTTCTGCATCGTCCGGCGTTATGTCAATCGGTATGTCGCTGGCAATCGCATCGCCGGTCTCCTCAGCCGTGTACATGCCGCCCAGATCGGCGGGGAAGGCCTCGCGGAGCGCCTGCACCAATGCTACCTTGCGAATCATAGTAGCGGGCTTAACCGCCCAGTTGGAGGCAGGCTTGCCCTCTTTCCTCAAGCAATACTCGTCGAAGGCATCCGTGACGGTCAGCGGGTGTTCCCAGCCCTTTACGTACACCGTAGCCCAGCCGCCGAGCAGCGTTTCGACCTCCGGCAGTACAATCGTGCCGACGCGGTTCTCCACGTTGCCGGTCTGGTTGTCCATGACCACCACGCCGGCCTCATAGCCCGCGTAGTTAGGATTGCGCAGCGCCCGCTTCATGAAGGCTTCCTTGCCGATTACGATGGCCGCAGGCTGGCTGCCGTACTTGATAAGGTAGGCTTCCTTCAGGAATGGGTTGAGTTTCTGAAACTTACATAAACTCAAAAACATCATCACTTCTTGGTCGGACACGGCACCGTTGCCGATTACGAGGTACTTGCGTATCATCGCCGGGCTGAGTTTTACTCTCTGACCGTCGCTTTCGTATTCAACCATGTCAGTCGCGGTCTGCTGCGCGGGTTTTGCCAATCTGTTCTGAACCATAAAATTCATCCTTTCTTATTTCCGAAATTTCCGATAATTGCGAGCACGAGAATCGTCGCGCAAATGACAATCGTAATCTGTACCGCGGTATTCATCCGCAAAACCTCCTTAGATGGCCTTGTATTGAATGCCGTGCGCCTTGAAGTAAGCGCCCAGCGCCCGCGCCTCGTCCACAGTTAGAAGCGCCTGAAAACCTATCCACTCGCGGGACGGCTCCGCTTCCACAGCCGCGGGAATGGGGGAGGCCTCAGCCGGTTTAATTGCCGCAGCTTCCTCGCGGCGCTTGGCTCGTTCGGCTTCATAGGCCGCCTTGCGCTCGGCCAGCTCTGACAGCCTGTGCGCCTCGCTGACGGCTTGGGCAAGGTCAAGGGTGTTGATATATGTTTGCTCTGCTTCCAAAGCGTAGGCGGGCAATGCGCGCACCGCAGCGAGGTCGGTGTTTATCTGTTCCAGCCGTTCGTTAATGGCCTCCTGTATGCTCTTTATGGAGACCGAAGCGTTGAGCCACTTATCGGACATAATCCGAATTAGCTTGACGCCTTCCGGATGCTCGATGCTGTCCCAGTAAGCCGTTATCGCCTCCAGCTTCTTGGCCTTCTGCTGCTGCTCGAACTCCTTGACCTGCTTATCAATCATGGCCGCAGGCTTGTCGATAAGCGCTATCATTTCGGCTACCTGCGCTTTGAACTGTGCAAACGGCGCCATGTACTCCTTCTCACGGCGCAGGCGCTCGTCGTTTAACGCCTTCTTGAGCCGGTTCAGGTTCGCTCGGTCGGCCTTGGCCACGGCAATCTGCTCGTCGGTGTAAACCAGATTGGCGTAGTGCTCAACTTTTTCGGTCAGTGCGGCTTTAAGCTCCGCGTAGTTAAATGTTATCGGTTCCGGCAGCGTTACCGGATTGACCTTCAGCTCCATGTTTTGCCCCTCCTTAATGTCTCATGGGTTTTCGCATATATCGGCGATGTGGTCGCAAAGAGCCGGTGGGATAACGCTTCGCTCTCTGCTTCCTTTTAGCCCTTGCGTGCCGGCTTTTGCGCCCCTCGGCGCTCTTACGTGGCACGAATCTCCGTTTTTGCAAGGCGGTTTGAAACGCGGGTTCGGATGGTTTGTCCAGATGTCCGTCGGTTTCATCCGCGTGTCGCCGTATTGGCAGTATGTAACGGTGTACCGCGGCAATCCCTGCATCCATTCCATTTTGCGCAGCCCGCCTCGCGGGTTCTCGATAAACCAGAATATAGGATGCAGCTCTTGAATCAAGTCCAGCATATGCCGGTCAACCAGATCGCAGTATTTGGCATATTCGCTTACCGGGTCAAGACTGCCGGTTGCTATGTTTTTTCTTCGGTGATGGCTTATGGCGGCGATGCTGAATGTAGTGCAGTCCGGCGACGCCCATATCACGTCGGGTCTGCCGAACAGCCTCAGCACATCGTTCGCCGTCAGCTTTAGTACGTCGGCATAAAGACTGATGTTTTCGTAGTCCTTACACCAGTCAATCGAAAACACTTCATGCCCTCGCTTTTCAAAGGCTTTAGAAATGCTTCGCGTACCAGCAAACAGCTCCAGCACCTTTATTTACAACCACCCCCATCAAATGTCGGGCAGTACCAGCGGCGGCTCCGTGTCGGTCTCAATGTACCGCCAGAAATCAGCTCCTTGCTCCATAAGATAGTCCATATCCTCCTGTACGTCGGCTCGCTCAATGCGGTAGTGCCGCGTGCTGAAAGATGGCAGTCCGTCGTACTCGGTTCGGAGTTGGGCTTTGAGTATGGCGAAATCGGCCTCGATAACCGCCATGTAGAAAAGCACTTGGCAGTAGTAGTTCTGCGGTATGCCATCCCTCCAGCGCTCCTTGTGCATGGAGGAAAGCACGTCCGAGGTCTTTATCTCCAGCACGCCGCGCCTGCCTTGCTCGTCCGTCAGCCAGCCGTCCAGCGAGGCCAGCGCCCACGGATAGCGGCTGTTGCGCCATGAGTTGTTATCCACATAATCCACAGCGTACTGTGGGAAGTCCAGCCGGAACAGCCCGCGCAGGTGGCGCTCGGCCTGAGTGCCGTACTGCACATATGGCTTATCGGATATATCCTCGGCCTTGCGGCGGCCAGTTTTCAGCTCCCACAGGGTCACATTGTCCATGTACGGATTGCAGCCGATGACCGCGGAAATCTCGCTGCCGCCGATGCCGCGCCCGCGGTTTTTAAGCCATTCCTCGCGGGTGTTCAGCACCATCATGTCAACGGCCATTTCTTAAAAGCCTCCGCAGACCCTTCATGGCACCTTCTGAATCTCCAGCTAGAATTTGTCCTTTAAGTGTGGAGTGCTGCTGCCACGTCAGCTTGTCCTTGCAAGCCTTCAACTGAATGAGGGCTTGCACATCGATCTGTTTCATTTAGTTCACCGTCCTTATTCTCGGCGCAAGTTGCAGCAATTGCCATCTTTCGTTCGTTTAAGCGCTTTTGTGCCTCTCTATTCTATGTACTCATCAATATCCTTGCGGTATCCGCTTTCCAGACAGTTGGGGCAGATGACCTCATCGTTGATAAGGTAGTAGTGGTCATCCTGCACCCGCTCGCCGCAATCGGCGCACTCCGGAAGGCGTTCCAGCTCCGCCGTCTGCTCGGCGTTCCAGCTTGCGAAATCCGCCAGCGGATTATCCGTTATTTGCATCGTGTTTCGCCTCCCTTGCTTTTCGTTTGCGCTGTTCGTCGCAGCGCTTTATGTATTTCTCGGTCGCCGCCTTAATAGCGGCCTGGTCTGCTTGGCCGTGTATGCGCACCGTGGCGCAGCCGACCTTGTACTCAGCCATCGTTCCGGCCCTCGTCTGCCGGTATCTGAGCCTGAGCCGCGGCCTTAATACGTTCCTTACGCTGCATCATGTAGCGCGATTCCGCTTCAGCGTTGCGCCGCTCGATGGCGTCCAGCAGTTCTAGCTTCTCAAGAGTAGTCATTTACTTCTCTCCTTCCGCGTCACTAACGATTTCAGTCCACTTACAGTAACCCTTTAGCAGCTTTATCACTGCCATGAAGTAGGCTTTCAGGCTACTTTTTCGGCAAAAAAAAT